AGTGGTCGGCAAGAAAAGCCCAGATGTTAGCTTCTCAGTATAAATCAAAGGGTGGTGGTTACAGATGAGATGGAACATGTATTTCTGCTTCTTGTATTCGTAGGCATTGGAGAAGACAAAAAACTAGAGAGCAGAGACTTATTTTTTAGGGATTTGCAGGAATGTGTCTGGTACGCACAGACATTACATAAACAAGGGAATTTAGTTACAGCATACTGCCTTCCTAAGTACGTTAACCCCGGCAACGTAAGGATATATTAATGGACCCGATTAGTGCAATGGCAACCGCTTCTGCGGCGTTTGGTGCTATCAAGAAAGGCTTTCAAATAGGCCGTGACATTGAGTCTATGGCCTCAGACCTGTCTCGTTGGATGGGTGCAATGTCCGACTTGGACATGCTTGAAAAAGAAGCCAAAAACCCACCCATATTTAAAAAACTGTTTGCAGGTAAGTCTGTAGAGCAAGAAGCCATAGAAACATTTGCCGCGAAGCAGAAGGCTCAACAACAAAGGTATGAGTTACAGCAGTGGATTGGCATGACTATGGGCAGGTCCAAGTGGGATGAACTCGTGCGTATGGAAGGCTCCATTCGTAAGCAACGCCAAGAGACATTGTACAAACAACGGCAACGTAGGCGTAAGTTTGTAGAGATTGTAGCATGGATAGTGATGCTAATACTTGGTGCAGGTTTGCTTGTAGGATTTGTGATGTTTCTCAAGAGTACAGTGGCCCACGCTGCAGACCCAGAGTATGTAACCTGTAGGCTCAAGGGCTGTACAAAGGTAGACAATCAGCGGGTATGTATATATCAAGGGGCTAACAATACTGTAGACCAAGTATGGATAGACTTCCACGAGTTCTTCCCCAAAGAGATACAGTGCAAGTATGACCCAAAAAATGAAAAGCCACCTACGATGCAAGAGACATTTGAAGCAATTAAGAAGTCGAGAAAGTAATGAAAAAGCCACAGCAGAGCCTTAAAAACTGGACAGCGCAAAAGTGGCGCACTAAATCAGGAAAGCCATCTGCAAAGACAGGTGAAAGGTATTTGCCTGAAAAAGCAATAAAGTCCTTGACAAGTGCAGAGTATGCTGCTACAACTAGGGCTAAGAGAAAAGGCAAAGCAGCAGGTAAACAATTTGTTAAACAGCCGAAAAATATTGCCAAGAAGACTGCACAGTTTCGGAGAGGCTAATGTTAAACTTACTCATAGGACCAATCTCTCAACTCGCGGGTACGTGGCTTGAAGGAAAGGTTGAAACTAAGAAAGCAGAGACTGCATCTAAAGTCGCAACGGCGAAGGCTGAAGCGGTTATTATGGAAAAAAAGGCGACCGGGGAAATAGACTGGGATTTGGAGATGGCTAAAGGTAGTCAGTCTTCATGGAAAGACGAATGGCTTACTATTTTATTTTCAATCCCGCTTATCCTAGCCTTCATTCCCGGCATGGAGGAAGTAGTTGCAAATGGATTTGCACAACTCAATGCGATGCCTGAATGGTATCAATATAGCCTTGGTGTTATTGTTGCTGCCAGCTTTGGTGTACGCAGTGCTACAAAATTCTTTGGTAAAAGGTAGTCCTAGTGGCGAAGTGGAGTTTGCACGAGAGAACTACAGAAGAGCAAGCGAGGATAAATCGTGGCAGAAGTAACAATGGAAAGATTTCTACGGTGGAAGATACTTCCCCGTCTGATGATGATTGGGATGTCGCTATCGGCTTGGCGGGTAGTGGAGTGGTTTATGTCACTACCGGAACCAACAAGTCAACAAGCAGCACTAGTAAGTGTAGTCACGGGGGCCATGACAGGTGCATTTGCGGTTTGGATGGGGCATGAAAAATGAAATATCGTAGAGAAGACTTTATTGAAAAACTAATTAAACACGAAGGTCTACGCCTTGAAGTTTACAAAGATTCACTAGGAATTGATACCATTGGTATTGGACGTAACCTAGAAGACCGTGGCATTACGCCAGCAGAACTGGAGTGGATGGATATCCCTAATATGGCAGTTGTTCATACTATGGGTATCTCCGAAGCTGATGCCATGTATCTAGCAGGGAATGACGTGCAGATAGTCGAAGAGGAACTTGTGAGAGCGCACCCTTGCGTTGACAAGCTAGACGCTGTACGTCAACTTGTAGTCATGGACATGGCATTTAATATGGGTGTACCAAGACTTTGTAAATTTAAAAAAATGTGGGCAGCTATCCACGAAGAAAATTATCCTACTGCAGCAAAAGAAATGCTTGACAGCAGGTGGGCAGTTCAGGTAAAATCGCGTAGTACAAAGTTAGCCCATGCTATGCATCATGGAGAGTTTAGTGGCTAGACAGCTAACAGCAAAACAACAAGTATTTTTGAATGCGCTTTTTGATGAAGCAGGAGGTAGCGTAATCTTAGCTAAAAAGATTGCAGGTTACTCTGACACAAGTTCTACATCTGAAATTGTAAAAGGATTGAAAGAAGAAATACTAGAAGCTACACAGCTATACATGGCACGTAATGCACCACAGGCTGCAGTTGCTATGGCAGGTGCGTTGATGGACCCGACTGAACTTGGCATTCGTGATAAGATGGTTGCCGCCAAAGAACTGCTTGACCGCACAGGTCTGGTGAAGACAGAGAAGATGCAGGTAGAAGCAAGCGGCGGTGTTATGCTTATGCCACCTAAAGCTATTATAGAGGAGGATGACTGATGGGATTAGGAAAAGCTGTAAGAAAAAACATGGATGCTATCAAGTATCGCCGTACTGCAGAAGGGAAAGAAGAAGCCAAGGCCCGTAAAGCACATAATAAAAAATTCTATCCTGATTTGGATAAAAAAACTAAAAGACATCTACGCTTTGCTCGTATAGATGCGGATGCTAAAAAGACACGAATGGGCCATACGGACTATAGAAGTAGTGGTACTACTCTTTCTACAACTAATAAATAAGAAAACAAATGAGTAGAAGCATAGGTAAATGGAAACTACCACAGCCAACAGACATTAAAGAAGAAAACGAATGGGTGCAGATACCTCGCATTGCAAGGACTGTACCTTTCGGCTATAAGCAGAACGAACAAGACCCCGACATTCTTGACCCAATACCAACAGAACTTGACCTGCTAGAAAAAGCTAGGTCGCACGTAAATCAGTATAGTTATCGTGAAGTAGCTAACTGGCTTAGTACAAATACAGGCAGGTCTATCTCACATGTAGGATTAAGAAAGCGGTTACTAAATGAGCGACAGCGTAAGAACCAAGCTAAAAGCCTCCTCAAGTGGGCAGAATATGCGGAAACGGCAATCGCCAAGGCGAAAGCCATCGAAGAAGAAAGAACAGGCGCAAAAGCCAACAGTTGAAATAAAGTCTGTAGAGTACGAGACACAGGCAATTGAAGAGACAGCTAACGTACTGTTCAAGCCAAACCCCGGACCACAGACGGACTTTCTAGCTGCAGCAGAACGAGAAGTACTATACGGTGGAAGTGCTGGTGGAGGTAAATCCTACGCCATGCTGTCAGACCCACTACGTTACATGGGGCATCCCGCATTTAGTGGATTGCTCTTGCGACACACCACAGAAGAACTAAGAGAACTGGTATTCAAGTCGCAGGAGTTGTACCCAAAAATCTGGCCCGGTATTAAGTGGTCAGAGCGAAAGATGCAGTGGACTGCACCATCTGGCGCAAGGTTGTGGATGTCATACCTCGACAGAGATGATGATGTCTTGCGTTATCAGGGTCTAGCATTTAGCTGGATAGGGTTTGACGAATTGACCCAGTGGGCCACACCATATGCATGGAATTACATGCGGTCACGTCTACGGTCCACTGCACCCGACTTGCCTATCTTTATGAGAGCCACAACTAACCCCGGAGGAAGAGGTCATCACTGGGTAAAGAAAATGTTCATTGACCCATCACCATACAATAGAGCATTCGATGCAACAGACAGTGAAACCGGAGAAGTACTACGATACCCAGCAGGACATGCAAAGGCTGGAAAGTCACTATTTAAAAGGCGGTTTATCCCAGCAAGACTATCAGACAATCCTTATCTGGCAGAGTCGGGTGACTATGAAGCAATGCTACTCTCCATGCCAGAGCAGCAAAGACGACAGCTTCTTGAAGGCGATTGGGATATCAAAGAAGGCGCGGCCTTTACTGAGTTTGACCGCAACATTCATGTTGTTGAGCCTTTCGATGTACCTCATAATTGGGTTAAGTTTAGGGCTTGCGATTATGGTTACGGCAGTAAGTCTGGCGTTGTTTGGTTTGCTGTCGCACCTAATGAGCAGCTTGTGGTATATAGAGAACTATATGTCTCTAAAGTCCTTGCCGCAGATTTGGCAGATATGATACTTGAATTAGAGGCGGGTGATGGAACTATTAAATATGGTGTGCTGGATAGCAGTCTTTGGCATAAGCGTGGGGATACTGGACCATCTCTTGCGGAAACTATGATAGCACGAGGATGCCGTTGGCGTCCATCAGATAGAAGCCGTGGCAGTCGTGTAGCAGGTAAGAACGAAATACACAGACGCTTACAGGTAGATGAGTTTACAGAGGAGCCTAGACTTGTATTCTTTAATAGCTGCACAAATGTCATATCACAGTTACCAGCCATCCCGCTTGATAAAAAGAATCCAGAAGACATTGATACAAATAGTGAAGACCACTTGTATGATGCGTTAAGGTATGGTATAATGTCCAGACCAAGGTTTAGTATATTTGACTACGACCCAATGGGAAGACCTAGCACTGGTATGCGTGTAGCAGACAGTACATTCGGATATTAAGGAAAACATCATGGATGAAGATGATATTATGATTGAAGACGATGCAATTGCATTGGAAGACACAGATGACTCTGTTGTTGAGGATGCAGAAATTGCTTCAATTATTCCATTTATTAACGAGAAGTATCAGCGTTCAGAAGACTACCGCGAACAAGACGAAGACCGTTGGCTACGTGCTTATCGTAACTACCGTGGCTTGTATGGTCCAGACGTGCAGTTTACTGAGGCAGAGAAGTCTCGTGTATTTATCAAGGTAACAAAGACAAAGACGCTGGCAGCTTACGGACAGATTGTAGATGTCCTGTTTGCAAATCAGCGTTTTCCTTTATCTGTAGACCCAACTGAACTGCCAGAAGGTGTAGTTGAGGATGTTAGCTTTGACCCACAAGAGCCAGAGCAACTGCGCGGAGAAACTGCGTTGTCTACTAGCCCCTATGGTTTTGCTGGTGATGGCAATGATTTGGCACCCGGCGCAACAGCACAGTCTCTGCAAGAGAAGCTGGGTGTAGTACAAAATAAACTGGAGCCTGTACAGGAAAAACTTAAAGAAGGTCCGGGTAAGACACCTACAGCAATCACATTCAGTCCTGCACAAATTGCTGCAAAGAAAATGCAAAAGAAAATACATGACCAGCTTGAGGAGTCCGGTGCCAGCAAGCATATGCGTAACTCTGCATTTGAGATGGCATTGTTTGGCACAGGTGTTATGAAAGGTCCATTTGCTGTAGACAAAGAGTATCCTAATTGGAATGATGATGGTGAGTATGATCCTAGATTCAAAACCGTTCCGCAAGTACAGCATGTATCTGTTTGGAACTTTTATCCTGACCCTGATGCGAATAGCATGGATGAAGCGCAGTACGTAATTGAACGTCATAAGATGTCACGTACACAATTGCGTGGTTTGAAGAAGCGTCCATACTTTCGTGGACAAGTTATTGATGAGGTAATTCAAATTGGTGAAAACTATACTAAAAAATATTGGGAAGATGATTTATCCGATTATGCTCCTGAGTCCTCTATTGACCGTTTTGAGGTACTTGAATACTGGGGTACCGTTGATATTGACATGCTTGAAGAGCAAGATATCGAAATACCGGAAGAACTAAAAGACTTTGATGAACTACAAGCAAACGTGTGGATTTGTAATGATAAACTTATCCGTATGGTTCTGAACCCATTTAAGCCTAGTAAAATTCCATACCATGCTGCGCCATACGAACTAAACCCATACTCTTTCTTTGGGGTAGGTATTGCAGAGAACATGGACGACACGCAGACATTGATGAATGGTTTCATGCGTATGGCTGTGGACAATGCCGTACTGTCTGGCAACTTGATTATGGAACTGGATGAAACTAATCTTGTTCCGGGCCAAGACCTATCACTGTATCCGGGTAAGGTATTCCGTAGGCAGGGTGGCGCACCGGGTCAAGCTATCTTTGGAACAAAGTTTCCTAACGTGTCTAGTGAGAACATGATGCTGTTTGACAAGGCACGTCAGCTATCAGATGAAAGTACAGGCTTGCCTAGTTTTGCTCATGGGCAAACAGGTGTTACAGGTGTAGGGCGTACTGCGTCAGGCATCTCTATGCTTATGGGTGCTGCCAGTGGTAGCATTAAGACTGTCGTTAAGAACGTAGACGATTATTTGCTGCGTCCTTTGGGTGAAGGTTTCTTCCGTTTTAACATGCAGTTTGACTTTGACCCAGAAATCAAGGGAGATTTAGAAGTTAAGGCACGTGGAACAGAAAGCCTGATGGCTAATGAAGTACGCAGCCAACGCCTGATGCAGTTTTTGCAAGTAGCAAGCAGCCCAGCACTTGCACCTTTTGCTAAGTTCCAGTATGTAATCCGCGAGATTGCATCTTCATTGGACTTGGACCCCGACAAAGTAACCAACAATATGGATGAAGCTGCTCTGCAAGCAGAGATTATGAAAGGCTTCCAAGCCCCTGCACAGCCAGTAGGACCAGAAGGAGCAGCACCAGCAGGTGCAAACCCAATGGACCCAACAGGAGCAGGTGGTGGTAATATAGGTACAGGACAAGTTCCTATGCCGGGTGAACAAGGATTTAGTGCAAATGGACAGACAGCAGATACTCAGCCGCCTCAAGCCGCTGGTGGGCAACAACCGCCAATGGGAGGCGTTCAATAGTTACTTAGATGATGCAATTATGCAACACCATAAAGTAATGGAACAATCGACAGACACTGTTATGTTACACAGGCAACAAGGTGCCATAGCAGTTTTACGTAAACTAAAGCAACTTAGGGATGAAGTAGTTGGCAGCAAATAATGAAACAGAAAAACTTTTAAGTCCAAAACGCAGAAACAAAGGCGCAGAAAGACAAAAAGAAGAAGGTGGCATATCTGCTAAAGACGTAGCTATGTTTGGTGCAGAAATGATACCGGGCGTAGGTGAGGCTATGGCGGTTAAACGCACCTCTGATGCATTAGATGAAAAAGACTATTTAGGTGCTGGCATTGAAGCAGCAGCAGGTTTAATGGGAATTATTCCGGGTGTAGGTGATGCTGCAGGTAGAGGACTGCGTGAAGTTACAAAAGTATTAAGAAAAGATGCAAAATTAAATATAGACAACCCCGGTTTTAATGAAATATATCAAGAAACATATGCGGAAACTAAACAAAAATCTGCTGATGCTGCAAAAAAACGTGCTGTAAAAGGGGGGCAGAAAGATACATATGCTGTAAATTTAGGTAATGAAGAAGGAGTCACGGGGTATGCTAATAAAGTAACTTTTAAACCAGAAGAATTAAAAGATTTACCCGGTGCTATGGGAGAAGAAAAGTTTAGGTCTAGTGGTGAAAAACTAAAGAGACTTAAAAAGTCTATAGCAAAAGAAGGCTATAAGCCAGAAAATAATACTATTCTCATACATGTTCGTGAAGATGGACAACCTTTTGTTGTAGAAGGTAATACTCGTCTTGCGGAAGCATTAGAATCTGGTCGTGAAACTATAAACGCAGATATTAGATATTTGCGTGGTGCAGAGGAAAAAACAGGGCCGCTTGACCCAAAAAATATTTTTCCTAATCAAATAAAAGAAGCAGATGCTTTAGAAATAGGTATAAATCCAGCAACAAAAGATGGTGCATTACTTAAAAAATATAATATTTCTACTTCTAAAAATATAGTTGAAAACAGTAGTGCAGCAACTGCAGGTACAAAAGAAGCAAATAAACTTATTAATGCAAAAGTTGCAGATGGAACACAAGTTGGTATTCGTCTCAATCTTAACTCAACTATTCCTAATATGCCTAGAGGTTTGGACAAACTTCAAACTCTTCATCAAAAAAATTACAACGGTAAGGCTTTGTCGTATCGTCCTTTTGCTACAGTAGAGAATGTTACATTTAATGTAAATCAAAAAGGTAGACAAGGCATTGCTGCTAAAATAAAAGGTGTAGACGTTCCTGAAGCAAAAAATAAGTTTCCTGCTATGTCGGTTGATGGACAGCTTAATAATAATAGAAATATACTAGATGAAATGGATGACGATGTAGTAGAGATTGGTTTTAATCCTATGAGTGGCCATCTATTTGTAGATATGTCTACTGGACAAGCGGTACAGTCTGCGGAAGTAGCGACAGTGATAGGCGATAGAGTGTACGCAAAAGGTGTTACTTATATGAAAAAAGCAGAAGCACCCAATCCGTTGTCTGCATCTGATGGAACACCTCTTCCAAGTGAAGTAAGGTATAAAATGAAAAAAGGTGGAGTAGTACCAATGGATAGACAAATGAGCATGTTTGATGATGGCGGTCTTATGGACGAAGGCGGCACAGTAGACCCTGTATCTGGTAATGACGTGCCACCCGGCTCTACACAAGAAGAAGTGAGAGATGACATTCCTGCACAGCTTAGTGAAGGCGAGTTTGTATTTCCTGCTGATGTAGTACGTTATATTGGTCTGGGCAACTTGATGCGTATGCGTCAGGAAGCTAAGATGGGCCTAAAGTTGATGGAGCAAATGGGTCAAATGGGCAATAGCGAAGAAGCTATTATGCCAGATGATTTGCCATTTGACATTAATGACCTTGACATGGAAGACGAAATAGACGATAATAACGAATTAGAAATGCAGGTAGGTGGTTTTGTGCAGCCTACACAACAGCAGCAGCAGATGGGTATTAGTGGATATCAGCAAGCTGTAGCACCAACAACGGGCGTAGCAGCAGTGCCACAGCAAGCTGCATCACAACAATATGTACAACCTGTACAGCCTGTGCAAGCAGCAGTGCCGACAATGCAAGCGTATAAACCAGAGGAAGTACCTACATTTCAGCAAACTATAGGTGATGATGCATTTGGTACCTATGATGAATTGCGCCAATATCGCAATGAAGCAGGTAATATTATTAATGTACCATTCCGTAATGGTCAGCCTATTAGCCCAATTCCAGAAGGTTACACATTCGTAGACCCAGAGGAAACTGCCACAGAAGAGGTAACAACTACACCTACAACGCCACAAACTACACAAGTCCGTGAAGAAGGTGGAGATGACGAAGCACGTCAACGCCGTGAAGAAGAAATGTATGGTCCGGGCGGTGGACGTTTAGGCATTAAAGGTAAAACATACGGAGTATCATTTGATGGAGTTGGTATTCTTGAAGGTAAGGGGCTTCTTGCTGGTTTAGCATTTACTGGTCAAATTCCTGATAAGTATGCTACTAATGTATCTGTAAATATAAAACGTGGGGATGATGAATTTGCAGTTAGAGGTGATGATTATAATGAATTGAAACAAGTAATTGAAGACTCTGGTGCAAATTCTCCGGCTGCTGAAAATAAATTGGCTGAGTTGCGTAGGCGATCTAATGCAATTAAAGAAGCAAAACGTAAAGCGCAAGAAGAGTTTGATAGGCTTGCTAAACTAAAAGAAAACGAAGAAGAACGTAAACGCACAAAAGTACAGCCTTCATCGGATGACCCCGGAGGTAAAGGACCGTTTGGTACCGGATATACTTACGACCCTAAATCCGTAAAAGAAACCACAGACTATGTAGAATCAGGATACCAAGAAGCCTCTGGAGGTGGAGGAGGTGGTAGCCCATCCTCTAGTTCAAGTTCTTCTAGCAGCAGTTCATCAGGTAGTAGTAAATCTTCTGGTTCGGGTTCATCCAGTGGTGGTTCATCTAAATCTAGTGGAGGCAGCTACGGCGCAAAAGACTCAACTGGGGGTTCTAGACGATTCGATGAAGGTGGTTTAGCATCTAAACCCAAACCCAAAAAGAAAATGAAGAAGGGTGGACTAGCTTCTAAAAAATAATCCACAATATGTTGGCTACTCATCCCCCATCCCCGACAGGTTGGCTACGGTGGCCCCAACAAGGAGAATGACATGAACGATACAATCATGGCAGAAGAAATGAAGACTACGCCAAAAGCGGCATTTGTCAACAAACCTTACACGCAAGAAGAAAGAGTAAAGCGCGATGAGGAAGAACTAGAACAGCTAATGAAAGAACGTGATGGTGAGGAAGAAGCACCAGAGCAAGAAGCTGAACCTACTAGCGCAGAAGAAAAAACATTTAAAAAGCGTTACTCTGACCTACGCCGACATCAACAGAAACAAGCAGAAGAATTTAAGTCTGAACTTGCAGAACTAAAGCGTCAGCTTTCAGATGCTACAAAGAAAGAAATGAAACTGCCCAAGTCTGATGAGGACATTGAAGAGTGGGCAAAAGAATACCCAGACGTAGCAGCTATCGTTGAAACAATTGCAATTAAAAAAGCTAGTGAACAAGCAACCGCACTAGAAGAACGAATCAAAGCAATTGATGAGATGCATAATACTGCAACTAAAGAAAAAGCAGAAGCATCTTTGATGCAGATGCATCCAGATTTCGGCGAGATTCGTGACAGCGATGACTTCCACGAGTGGGCCGAAGAACAACCTAAGTGGGTACAGGACGCACTGTACGAAAATGATAATGACGCACGGTCAGCAGCACGAGCAATTGACCTCTACAAAGCAGATAGAGGCATTGGCAAAAAGTCTAAGAGCAAGAATGATAAGGGTGCAGCAGAGGCAGTTGCGCCGAAAGATAAAAGAAGTAAGCCACAAACTGATGAGGCTTCCACGTATCTGAAAGAGTCAGATGTAGATAAGATGTCAGCACATGAATACGAGAAACATGCTGATGAGATTATGGATGCAATCCGTAGTGGTAAGTTTATCTATGATTTATCTGGTTCTGCACGATAAAAAAGAGTTGACAAGTAGTTATTAATAAGTATAACTATAGTCAAGTGTAGTGTAAGCAGGGTCGCTCCTTGCTTACCTAACAATCCGCAAACGACAAAAATCTTCAAGATTACCTGAATAACATGGCCTACTAAGTATGTCGGCGGCCACTGACTTACAAGGTACACCCTACGTTATACAGCCTCTGCAAAGAATTGTACTGTTTGCATCTGTGAAAAATCCAAAACAATAGGAGATGGATTATGGCTTTCCCAAGAGCACCGGGTTATAATAACTTGCCGAATGGCAATTTTAGCCCAGTAATTTACTCCAAACAGGTGCAGCTTGCATTCCGCAAGGCCGCTGTTTGTGACGCGATTACGAATAACGACTACTTTGGTGAAATCGCAAACTTTGGTGATTCAGTTAAAATCATCAAGGAACCCGAAATCACTGTTAAGGCTTACGAGCGTGGTACTACCATTACTCCGCAAGACCTTGACGATGAAGACTTCACACTGACCGTTGACAAAGCAAACTACTTTGCGTTTAAAGTTGACGACATTGAAGAAGCACATTCGCACGTGAACTTTGAGTCTCTCTCAAGCAACCGTGCTGCATACCGTCTTGCTGACCAGTTTGACCAAGATGTTCTTGGCTACTTGTCAGGTTTCAAGCAGTCTGCAATCAGTGGCACACCGGACACTGTTAACAACGTAGTTAACGGTACGAAGTCTGTTTCAACTGCTGGTTCTGACGAACTGCTGTCAAGCATGAAGCTGAATGCATCCGACTTCAATGCGGGTAATGCTGCTAACTGTGTCGGTCTGAAGCCTCGCGCATCAGAAGCTGTTCCAACTGCTGCTGGTACTACTAACCCACTGACTGTGATTGCACGTATGGGTCGTCAACTCGACCTGCAAAACGTGGACTCTCAGGGCCGTTGGTTGGTCATTGACCCAGTGTTCGTTGAACTTCTGAAAGACGAAGACTCACGTCTGTTTGATTCAGACTTTGGTGGTTCTGGTCTGCAGAATGGTTTGATTCTGAATAACCTGCATGGCTTTAAAGTCCATGTTTCTAACAACCTGCCTAAAGTTGGTACAGGTCCATCTACTACAGGTGGAACCAATGCTAATAACTTTGGTGTGATTGTTGCTGGTCATTCATCAGCCGTTGCTACTGCTGACCAAATCAACAAGACTGAAACCTACCGCGACCCGGACAGCTTTGCAGATATCGTCCGTGGTATGCATCTGTATGGCCGCAAGATTCTCCGTCCAGAGGCTCTTGTCAACGCCAAGTACTGCTTGGTATAAGGAGAATAGATTATGGCACTAGGTGATAACACTCTCCAAGCCGCACGTGGTAACTCGCAGCGTGGGCGTAATCCATACATGGTTCAGACCACATTTGACTTTGCAACAGCACTGTCTGACAAAGGTAGCGCACTTGCCGCTGGCGATGTCATTCCAGTAATTGCTGTTAAAAAAGGCATGATGGTGATGAATGCAGGTATTGAAGTCGATACTGCCTCTGACGGTTCTACTCTTACTGTAGACCTTGGCATGATTGCAGCCGAAGATTTCGTTGACGGTTTTGACGGAACTTCTGCAGCAGGTGTTGTAGCACAGAACCCAGCAGCCTATTCTCCACGGATGGCTGTTGCTGATGACAACATCGACCTCAAACTTGTTACCCTGTCAGGTGGCGCAGTTACTACGGGTAAACTCCGTATCTGGGCTGTCATCATGGATTGCAATGATGAAGGTGACTTGACTGCTCAAGAAGTAGCACGTGACGTTATCTAACTAACATAGTATTGGGGCAGGGCAACTTGCCCCTTTACTTTCTTTCTTTATAAGGATGCACGATGGCATATACTTACCTAGACATTACTAATGAAGTACTTGCTCGTATGAACGAGGTATCTCTTACTGCAGCTAATTTTGCTACAGCTAGGGGTTTTCAGGTACAATGTCAAAACGCTGTCAACGATGCTATTAACTATATTAATCAACGTGAGTTTGGCTGGCCTTTTACACACGCTACTGAAACTCAGACATTGGTAGCTGGTCAAACACGTTATACTATTCCAACGGATACACAGTCAATAGACTATGACACATTTAGAATTAGTAAAGATGATACTCTGGGTGTATCAGGGATTACACTACGTATTTTAGACTACAAAGAATATACACAAAAATATATTGACCAAGAAACTACATCTGATGTAGGTGCAGTTCCTATCTACGTATTTCGCACACCAGATAATAACTACGGCTTGTACCCATATCCTGATAAAGCCTACGAATTAAAGTACGAATACTATAAAAAGCCTACTCCATTGTCGGCAGCAACAGATGCACCAACTGTACCTGAACAGTACCGACAGGTAATTGTAGATGGTGCAACCGCATATGCGTATCAATATCGTGGAGAGGCACAGCAGTATGGCATCAACTTTGCACGTTTTGAAGAAGGCATCAAGCAGATGCAGACAATCTTGCTTAATCGTGCCGACTACATCAGGTCTACGTATATTCCATACTCACAAAGGTACGGTGCTGGCGCGGGTGGATTTTAGAGGTTTAAATGGCAGATGAATCTGGCCTCAGTCCTTATGTGTTTGCTTGTGAAGGTGGGTTAGTTCTTGACCAGCCAACCTTTAAGATGCAACCCGGCATGGCACTTGAACTAGAAAACTTTGAACCTGATGTACGTGGTGGCTACCGCCGTATCAATGGCTACATCAAATGGAACAGCAATATTGTTCCTCAAACATCTAGTTCATCTGAAGCAGTGCTTATGTCTGCTTTCTTTCCCGGCAACAATAAAGTAATTGCTGCACGTGGAGAAAAAGTATTTGAGGCTGGTACATCAGGTAGCTGGACAGAGATTGACACAGGACGTACTAATGCAAACAGGTATACGTTCTTTAGATACAATCTAGCTGGCACTGACCATATTATCTGGGCTGATGGTGCAAACCATGCAACAAAGTATGATGGCACAACTGTAACAGATATTAATGCAACAGGCGCACCATCTAATCCAAAGTTTGTTGTAGGTTATAAAAATGCTATGTTCTTTGCAGGGCATAGTGCTAATAAAGAAGAAATTGTATTTACAGCACCTTTTACTGACAATGACTTTAACACAGCCAATGGCGCAGGTGCCATACGGGTAGACAGCACAATCACTGGATTGTTTCCGTTTCGTGATGAACTGTACATCTTCTGTGAAGAACGCATCTTTAGACTTGTAGGCAACACTGTCGCAGACTTTCAGATGCAACCTGTTACCAGAGACATTGGTTGTCTAAATAACTTTACCATCCAAGAACTAGCTGGTGATATTATTTTTCTTGGACGAGATGGCCTTAGAACAGTAGCCGCGACTGAACGTATTAATGACGTTGAACTTGGCACAATTACGGCACCCATTAAGGAACTGTTTGATGGTGTCACAGACGTAGATGAGTTTGTAAGCGTAGTTGTACCCGGCAAGACACAGTATCGTCTGTTCAGGGTCAATAGGTCAGAAGACACACAGGCTACAACAAAAGGTGTTATTGCCGTACGTAAACAACAAGGATATGAGTTTGCTACAACTATAGGCATACAGCCAGCTTGTACAGATTATAATACAGTACAGGGTGACATCTTTGTACTCCACGGTGGCTACGATGGTTATATCTATCGCCAAGAACAAGGTAACACATTTGATGGCACTACAATTATAGGCCGTTATCGTTCACCTGATATGACTATGGGAGATGCTGGCATACGTAAAAACTTTCAGCGAGTAATTATTAACTACGCACCTACAGGCGCACTTAACTCTGACTTGTTTCTACGATATGACTATGAATCTCCAGATGCAGCAAGACCTGATGCATACCCGTTTGACAGTTCAACAGTAGTGGCATTATATGGAACGTCAGTATACGGAACAGCAACATACGGTGGTCAGTCAAACCCATTGGTAAGACAGCCAGTAGAAGGTAGCGGATTTGCTGTAGCAATGCGGGTGGTGGATAATGATATATCACTACCGTACACACTAAAAGGTTTTCAGCTAGAATTTGATGCAGGAGCAAGAAGGTAATGGCAGGTTACGTAAGACAATCCACATATACTGACGGTGACGTTATTACCGCAGCACAAAGTAACAACGAGTTTAATCAGTTACTTGCTGCTTTTGTAAATACCACTGGTCACAAACATGACGGCACTGCCGCTGAAGGTCCAGTAATCGGATTGATTGGTGACCCCGGTGTTGCCACACCACTTAACAAAGTCGTAGTTAGTGATACAAACAATCGCATTGGTGTGTTCGTAGATGTAGGTGGCAGTTCAACAGAACAGATACGCTTTCAAGACGGTGCCATTGTTCCTGTAACAGACAACGACATTGACTTGGGTGCATCTGGCACAGAGTTCAAAGACCTGTTTATTGATGGCACAGCCAACATTGACGCACTTATAGCTGACACTGCCGACATCAACGGTGGTACAATTGATGGTGTCACTATCGGTGGTGCATCAGCGGGTGCAATTACGGCTACCAGCTTGGTGGCTACTACTGCCGATATCAACGGTGGTACAGTAGACGGTGCAGTAATTGGTGGGGCATCTGCTGCTGCCATTACAGGCACAACAATCGTAGCTAACACCAGTATTAATATTGCAGGTGATGGGGCGACTGTCACAGGCATTAAAGATGAAGACGACATGTCTTCCAATAGTGCGACTAAACTCGCCACGCAACAATCCATTAAGGCTTATGTAGATGCCCAAGTCACAGCGCAAGACCTTGACTTCCAAGCAGATAGCGGTGGTGTTCTCTCTATCGACCTTGACAGCGAGACTTTCACGCTTACAGGTGGTACAGGGATTGATACTTCTGGTTCAGGTAATACTGTTACTTTTGCTATTGACTCAACTGTAGCCACACTTACTGGAACACAGACACTTACCAACAAGACGCTTACAACGCCCGTCATCTCCTCTATCAGTAACTCAGGTACCATTACCCTACCTACAGGCACAGACACGCTTGTAGGCCGTGCTACGACTGATACACTTACCAATAAAACCCTTACAAGCCCAACTATTACTACTGGCGTACTTAACGGTGCAGTCAGCGGTACGTCTATCAAAGATGAAGATGATATGTCGTCAGACAGCGCAAGCCATCTGGCTACGCAGCAGTCTATTAAAGCATATGTAGATAGCCAAGTAACTGCACAGGACTTTGACTTTTCTGGTGACAGTGGTGGCGCACAGAGTGTAGACCTTGATAGTCAGTCAATGACATTCACAGGTGGCACAGGTATTGATACAACAGGGTCATCACAGACAATGACCTTTGCTATTGATAGCACTGTAGCGACACTGACAGGCTCACAAACTCTTACAAATAAAACCTTGACAAGTCCTGTGCTGAACAGTACAATAAGTGGAACTTCCATTAAAGATGAAGACGATATGTCTTCTAACAGTGCCGACCATCTTGCTACACAACAGTCAATCAAAGCCTATGTAGATACACAAGTAGCCACTGTACCTGTCGGTGACATTACATCTGTAGTTGCTGGTTCTGGTATGACAGGTGGTGGTACATCTGGTGATGTAACACTGAATGTGATTGGTGGTACAGGTATTACTGCTAATGCTGATGAGATTACAATTGACAGCACAGTAACAACACTTACAGGCACACAGACACTTACAAATAAAACCCTGACTAGCCCCACTATTAATGGTGGCTCACTGTCAAGCACAGTCACGGGTACTACGCAATCTGCTGGCACAAGCAATACAACAATTGCTACAACAGCCTTTGCTGTCACAGAAGCTAACAATGCCGCTGTAGCAATGGCGATTGCACTTGGATAATATGCTTGACAAATCAGTATGATTGTGGTATAATTATACATAATTGGAGAAATAAATGGCAAACTCATTTAAACTGGTGACAGACACTGGAGTAGGCACTTCCGCTGCCACGGTTCATACTGGTGCTGGTTCTACCGAAACAACAATCATTGGCATGTCGATTGCGAACATTCACACCTCACAGATTGAGGTAGATGTACAGCTTGAGAACAATGACGGTGACAATATCTATATTGTAAAGGATGCACCTATTCCTGTGGGTAGCAGCCTTGTTGTTGTGGGCGGTGAACAGAAAGTAGTTATGAACGCAAGTGATGTCTTGAAAGTTACGTCAAATGTCGCATCTAGCGCAGACGTTGCTTTGTCTATTCTTGAAATTACGTAAGGAATAATCATGGGTTATATCGGCGCAGGTATATCAAGATTTAACACAGCAGATGAACTGACTGTCACTGGCGATGCCACTATTGACACCACTACGCTTGTCGTTGATTCGACTAACAATCGGGTGGGCATCGGTATTGCGGCACCTTCAGAAGAACTTGAAATTTCTGGAACAGGTGTACAAACATTAAAAGTGGATAGAACAGATGCAAGCACGGCGGGAGCATTAACTATAAATTCTGCTAACGGCAGTAACTATATTTATAATCTTACGGCGAAAAAGTTAATTTTTGGTACTAATAACACCAGTGGATTGACTATTGATGAAAACAATAAAATTGGCATCGGCACTACGGCTCCTGCCCATAACGTAGAAATCGTAGCCACTGCCGCTGGTTCTGTGAACGACAGTCTGCAAATACGAAACAACGCAACGTCAAGCGGCACTGGCTCTCGCATCCGCTTTATCAATTCGACTGATGCAAACTCAGATGCAAACGGTGCGTCAATCGCTTCGGTGCGTAACGGCAACGACAACGACCTAGTTTTTGAGACTGAAAATGCCACTCGCATGACAATAGACCACGCTGGCAATGTCGGCATCGGCAGTGCGTCACCTGCAAAGCCCCTGACTGTGGTCGGTGGTGATTTCAGCACTGTTTTGCTAGATAACTCCAACGCGGCACACGGCACACAAATTCTATTCCAAGCGAATGGCGCAACAAACTCAGGCTGTGATATTCAGATGTCTGATGCTGGCGGCATGAAGATTAGAACGCTTGCTGTTGAGCCGTTAAGTTTTCACACCTCTGCTTCTGCTGGTTCGCCATCTGAACGTATGCGCCTCGACAGCAGCGGCAATCTGCTGGTTGGCAAGACTGCCGACAACGTAGCAACGGTTGGCATCGAAGCCCGTGCTACTGGTCCTTTGATTTCAACACGAGATGGCTCAGACGCACTAAGGTTGAACCGATTGAATAGTGATGGTGAGATTATCCAACTCCGTAAAGACGGCACAACGGTTGGCTCAATCGGTGTTGTAAACACCAACAACCCATTTATCTCCAACGATGCCGATAACTCAGGCTTGCAATTCGCATCAACCAGTATCTTGCCACATTACGACAGCCTACAGCGTGACAATGCTGTGGACTTAGGAAGCACCAGCGTACGCTTCAAAGACGGTTATTTCAGCAACGGTATAACAGCAAGATACCATTACAACATTAATGACCCCGATACATACATAGATTTTGCTACTAACAATCTAATCAATTATTATGTTGGCGGTGCGGAGCGTGGGAGGTTTGTTACTACGGGTTTTGTGGTTGGAAAAACATCATCAGGAGATATTTCAGTCGCTGGTGCTGAAATGAGTACACAAGGGTACGGGATGTTTTCTCACAACACCAATATTGCGCTTTACGCTAATCGTGGAGATACAGGCACTCTTGTCTGGTTTGGCAGAGCAGGTGCAAATAAAGGTGATATATCAGTTTCATCAACTGCTGTAGCTTTTAACACATCATCAGACAGACGCCTTAAATCAAACATTCAAAACGCAGCGTCAGCATCCGACAAGATTGATGCCATTCAGGTGCGCCAGTTTGATTGGAAAGCAGACGACAGCCATCAAGATTATGGCCTGATAGCCCAAGAGTTGCAGCCGATTGAACCAATGGCAGTCTCAGGCGATGAGAACAGTGATGAGATGATGGCAGTTGATTACAGCAAATTGGTTCCAATGCTAATCAAAGAAATTCAGGAATTGCGTAGTCGTGTGGCTGCGCTAGAGGAGTAAACAATGGCAAACACATACACGTGGTCATATCCACAACTAGACACAGCACCCACGGAAGGTGACTTGTCAGACGTAATCAAGACAATCCACTGGCGCATTACTGCTGTCAGTGACAGTGAGCAAGACGCTGATGACAATTACCTGTCAGCAACTATGTACGGCACCACTGGTGTTGAGGTAGATGACGGCGTAGACTTCATTGAATTTAACAGTGTGACACAAGACTGGTGCAAGGCAAAGGTCTTGGCTGACATGGCACAGACTGAAGAAGAAGTACAGGCATCACTGGATGCACAGATTGCTGAAATGGCAAGCCCATCTATCGTAGGCAAAGTACCATCAAGCTGGTAATTTTAGGAGAACGTAGCCGTGACTAGAGCAAGAGACTTAGCAGATGCAGCCGATAAGGACTTCAGTGGCACCGTTACTGTAGACAATATAACTATTGGCGGTAACATCTCGCAGGATAGCGGCACGATTAAGCTAGACGGTAACTATCCTACTGGTACAAACAACGTGGCTCTAGGTAATGCGGCATTAGACGATGCTTCTTTGTCTGGTGCAAGTAACGTAGCCATAGGCTTCAATGCTCTTACCGTAAATACTTCTGGTGCATCCAATACTTCTGTAGGAACTTTAACCTTAGATGCAAACACTACAGGCGGTTCAAATGTAGCTTTGGGTTATGGTGCATTAACAGAAAATACTACTGCATCTAACAATACTGCAATAGGTACAAATGCACTGACCGCGAACACCACTGGCGCATCTAATACTGCTGTGGGTGCAAACGCCCTAGACTCAGTGACAACGGGTGCGTTTATGACAGCAGTGGGTCATAACGCTGGGCAAGCAATGACAACAAATGGTGACAGCGTGTTTGTTGGATATGCGGCTGGTAATTCAGCAACAGGTAATAGAAGCACATTTGTTGGCTATCAATCAGGTTACAATACTACAGGTGGAAACAATGTAGGTCTTGGCTATAACGCTCTTCTCGCAAACACCACTGGGTCAGAAAATGTCGCAGTTGGTATGCAGTCACTTGACGCTAATACATCAGGTAGTAGCAACACAGGTATAGGTGTTAACGCTTTGGGGGAAAACTCTTCTGCCTCAAACAATACGGCGGTGGGTGTTAATTCTCTTGATGCAAACACTACTGGCGCATCTAATGTTGCTGTGGGCGTAAACTCACTTGGCGCAAACACAACGGCTAGTGGCAACAATGCTGTTGGCGTAAACGCTCTGTTAAATAACACCACGGGTGCTAACAATACTGGTATGGGCTATGCCGCACTGCAAGCCAACACCACCGCCAGTAACAACACTGCTTATGGGTATTCCGCACTTGTCGCAAACACCACTGGACAGCTTAATACAGCAGTAGGTACTAACGCACTTGATGCGAATACAACAGGCACTAACAATGAGGCTTTCGGGTTCAATTCGTTAAGCACGAACACCACGGGAGTTTATAATAGTGCTTTTGGCGACCATTCTTTGTTCTCCCTAACAACGGGCAATTACAATACAGGGTTAGGCCATAACGCAGGGGGCAACTTAACGACAACTACATTTAACGTGGCGGTTGGTCACGGTTGTATGAATACTGGCACTACGGGTAGTGAAAACACAGCCATTGGTGGTCAAGCACTGTATTACAATACCACTGGGCAAAACAATGTTGCTGTGGGGCGTTACGCTTTAGGCGGCTCAAGCTCAAGTGCATACTCTTTCAATACAGCGGTTGGGAGTCAATCTGGAAACTCTATTACAACCGGATATAATAATGTTTTTGTTGGATACCTAGCTGGAGAAACACTTACAACTGGTACAAACTGCACTTTAATCGGCGTTGATGTTGAACCAAGTGCAGTGGGTGGTGACTCACAAATTGTTATTGGCACAGCGGGAACTACTGGTAAAGGAAATTCAACTGGCTATATCAGTCCTGCTGGCGGCGGTGTGTATCAAGGTAACAACTCATCGTCTTGGTCAACTACATCGGATGAGCGGCTGAAGAAAAACATTGTTGATAACAATGACGGACTGTCAATCATTGACCAAGTGCGTGTTCGTAACTTTGAGTACCGTACACCAGATGAAATCACAGAACTGCAAGCATCTGATGCGGTAGAGCGTTCAGGAACACAGCTTGGCGTCATTGCACAAGAACTAGAAACAGTTGCGCCCAGATGCGTAAAGACAGAAACCACGGGCGTAAAGTCTGTGGATAGTGATGAATTGTTTTGGCACATGCTCAATTCAATCAAAGAACTCTCAGCAAAAGTAGCTGAGTTAGAATCCAAATTAGGAGAATAAAATGGACGAACTAACAACAGAACAAATCGCACAGAACTACACCGCAATGGGTCATTCCGTGCAACTCATCACAGACGTGATTGCAGGTGATGCAATGGCAGACGATGATGCAGAAGAGCGTCAGGGTTGCGTAGACCGCAATGTTGAACATCTTCAACTGATGGTAGCTAAAGACTACTGGACTTCAGAAAACATGACAGCAGTCAACGCTGCAATCACAGCAGGTCAAGACTACACTGCCGAATAATAAACCGGAGAACCGTTAATGGCTTACTTAGGCAAATCACCATCACAGGGTGTACGTAATCGTTACTACTTCACTGCATCAGGCGGTGAGACATCAATCAGCGGTGCGCTGACAGGTGGCACCCTGACATTCACTGACGGCAACTATGTTGACGTGAACTTGAATGGTGTGACTCTAGTGGCTGGTACGGACTACAACACAAGCACAGCGAACACCATTGCTGGCTTGTCGGCATTGACTGCAAGCGATGTAGTTGAGATTGTAGTGTATGACGTATTTAGTGTGTTCAGTGGTAATGTGAACAGCGACTTCAGTGTGGGTGGTAATCTAAGTGTTACTGGCACAACTGCATTTACAGGCGCGACAACTATTACTGGACTGACGACAACTGGTGACATTAACTTTGGCGACAACGACAAAGCTATTTTTGGTGCTGGGTCTGACTTACAGATTTATCACGATGGTAGCAATAGCTATATTGATGATGCTGGTGCTGGTGACTTATTTATACGAGCATCTAACAACCATTATCTGCGGTTTATGAATGGTGACTACGCCATTACCACAAGCGAAAATGGTGATGTTGGTTTACGCTACGATAATTCTCAAAAGTTGGTGACCACCTCATCTGGCGTTTCTGTGACGGGCGGAATCTCCGCAACTGACAGTTCTACAATCACGACTGCCGATAACTCCACCCAGCTTACACTGGTATCCACAGATGCTGACGCTTCTAATGGCCCCAGATTAGACTTAAAACGAGACAGTGCCAGCCCTGCTGACGGCGACACAATCGGGCGTATTCGTTTCCTGTTTGACAATGACGCAGCGGAGCAAATTGAAGGCGTAAGAATTGATGGTCATATAACAGATGCCTCTGATGGTACAGAAGATACCTCGTTTAATATAAGCACTGTAAAAGCAGGAAGTTTGCAACAAAGCGTTAAGTTTGGTGCTACTGAAACTGTATTTAACGAAAGTTCATTAGACCTAGACTTCCGTGTTGAGTCAGACAATACAACCCACGCATTATTCGTTCAAGGTTCATCAGGCAATGTCGGAATTGGCACTTCATCGCCGGGCAAATTAATGCACCTGTATGCTGCAAGCGATGCGGCCTCGCTGCGTTTGGAAAATACAGCCAACAGTAAAGTTTGGGAAATCGCCCCTGCAAATCCGGGCGTGGCTAACTCAGGCCTGAGTATTTATAACGTGACAGATAACGCTGTTGCAATGCACGTTGACAATAGCGGCAATGTGATGATTGGTAAAACTGCATTAGGCACAGCAAATACAGGCGTTGAAATAGGCGGTTCCAGCGCATCAGGCGGTGGTTTTCTTTCTGCAACTAGAAATAATGCTGGTGTGCTTTTCGTTAACAGAGGCGACTCTGACGGAACAGTAGTTAACATCATGCAAGACAACAATTCAGAAGGCAGCATTAGTGTCAGTGGCTCAACTGTATCATACAACGGTGGGCATCTTGCTCGTTGGTCACAAGCTACAGACGGCAACCGTATTGACGGCCTACTAAAAGGCACCGTGATGACTAACCTCGACCAGATGGCTGAGTGGTCACATGCTGCTGTGGCTGCAACCTATTACACGGCTGATGATGAATTGCCTGACGGTGTATCTGTGGGCGATGAAAAGACACAGGCTGTTGCTGCATATGATGAAGACAACGAACAGCTTAACTGTATGGCTGTATCTTCAGTAGAAGGTGACCCAAATGTTGCTGGCGTGTTCGTTAACTGGGATGATGATGACGAGGACTACACCGCCGACATGAATGTCGCAATGACAGGCGACATGATTATCCGCATTGCACAAGGCACAACTGTCGCACGGGGTGACTTGCTAATGAGTGCTGGCGATGGCACGGCAAAGCCGCAAGGTGACGACATTGTTCGCAGCAAAACAATCGCAAAAGTAACATCAACTAATGTATCGCACACCTATGACGATGGGTCATACTGTGTGCCTTGTGTGTTGATGGCTTGTTAGTATGAAAATGACCCAGCAAGTAGAGCCAGCACTCAAGGTACAGATGGAACTAGACGCACATGAAAAAGAGTGCGCCATGTTTCGTGAGTTGGTAAACGGCAAGCTGGATAACTTGGATAAGCGCATGTGGCGTTTAGAAGCAATGATAATGGGTAGCACCGTAATGGTGGTAGCAATGGTAGTTACAGTATTTATGGGAATGAATTAGTATGGCGATGTTCAAAGCATTTAAACCTGAAGCAATGAATAAGATTGCAAAGGCTATGGGCTACTCTGGTGACATGGGCCAGTTCCAACAATACATTGAAGATGACCCAGCACGTAAGGCACGAATGAATGGCTTTGTCCAAGCTGCACAGCAGATGGCTAAAGGTGGTGTAGTACGTAAGATGCAGCAGGGTGGTATATTGTCTCAAGGTCCATCTTTTTATACTCCTACATCTGGAGAAACGCTCGTTCAAAATGACCCTACGCCTACAGCCATTAGGTCAGCAGTAATGCCTCAAACTGGAGGTATGTTTGCATTTAAACCAGATGGCACACGTGTAACTGTTCCACAGGGATATTTTGACCCACGCACAGCACAACAAGACGCACCACCTGCTGCACCTACACCCCAAAGTGATGTAAAGAACGTAGCTATTGGTGATGTAACTACACAGCGTATGTATGCACCCGGTCTACCGCAAGGTGGTGTAACTACTGCTGCTATGACGCCAACAGGTCCGGGTCAAGAAGTGCAGCAAGGTACTGGCGCACTTACAGGTGCAGTTGCAGTGCCTACAGCAATGGCACAGACAGCTATGGCCTCTCCACAGCAAGAGTCACAAGCTAATGTAATGGAAGCCGCTACAGCCGCACCAGCAGTCGATGCAGCTATGAATGCTACACAGGCAGCACAGGCTACCGTAGACCCCCGCGCACAGGTCACAGCGGCCCAGCAAACAGCATCTAGCGTGGGCAATCTATCTGCTGCACAGGGCAATGCCACGCTTATCAACAATCCTGTACAACGTCAGATTCAGGCAGGTGAACTTATCTCTGGTGCTGCTGATGCACAGACTGCTGCTACCTTTACTGAACAGGTACAAGCTGCAGAAGCTACACCATCTACGCAAGCTACTGTACAGGGCCAGCTTGCTTCTCTAACAGCTAACTTTGATGCTGCCAATCCACCTGCATGGGCCGCTGGTGCTATGCGTAATGCTACACAAGCAATGGCTGCACGTGGATTAGGCGCAAGTAGCCTCGCTGGTCAAGCAATTGTACAGGCCACGCTTGAGGCTGCTCTCCCCATTGCACAGGCTGATGCAGCAGTAACTGCACAGTTTGAGGCACAGAACCTATCTAATCGCCAGCAACGTGCTATGCTTTCTGCACAGCAACGTGCCACATTCATGGGTCAAGAGTTTGACCAAGCCTTTCAATCACGTGTTCAGAACTCTGCACGTATTGCTGATATAGCGAACATGAACTTTACTGCTGAACAGCAGGTACAGCTAGAGAACTCTCGTGCTGCTAATACAATGAACCTTAACAACCTGTCTAACTCACAGGCAATGACAATGGCAGAGGCATCTGCACTGGCACAGATGGATGCATCTAATCTTAACAATCGTCAACAGGCTGCAGTAAATAATGCACAGGCATTCCTGCAGACTGACATGGCTAACTTGTCTAATCAACAACAGACAGAGTTGTTTAAGGCACAACAGCGTACACAATCAATGTTCACTGACCAAGCAGCTACCAATGCAGCACGGCAGTTCAATGCGTCTAGTCAAAACCAAGTTGACCAGTTCTTTGCCAATCTGGCGCAGCAGACATCACAGTTCAATGCCACACAGCAAAATGCACAGGCACAGTTTAATGCGGGTCAGGCTAATACAGTAGAACGCTTCAATGCTGAGATGAACAACCAGCGTGACCAGTTCAATGCACAGAACCAGATTGTGATTGCACAGTCAAATGCTCAGTGGCGTAGGCAGATTGCTACAGCAGATACTGCTGCAGTTAATCGTGCTAATGAAATTAATGCTGCTGCTGTTCTTGATATTAGTAAGACCGCTTATGATAATCTGTGGCAGTACTATGCAGATAGCATGGAGTTTGCTTGGGAAGCTGCAGACAATGAACTAGACCGCTTGAATAACTTGGCTGTAGCACAACTTAGTGCAGAGGCACAAGCAGCAGCAACAAAAGCAGCAAGCAGTTCTGCGGCTGGTAGCGCATTAGGCGGTTTGATTGGCACACTTGGTAGTGCATTTATACAGTTTGGATAAAAATTATGTTAAATAACCCTGCACCCATACTATATCAAAATTTAACAATGGCTATGAAAACTATGCCAGAAGAAACACCTATGAATAAAAATACTTTGATGGGTCCACCTAAAAAACAGATGACAAAAGCTAAAGAAGATGATATACTAAGCCCATCAAGACGTGCTGCATCTTATATTGAGATGCTTAAAAAGAAACGTGAGGAAATTATAAATGCGTGATGCCCCCATGCTTGATGGACCAATTCCCGGTCAATCTTTAACACATGAACTAGGTGCAAGACCTTGGCAGCAACCTGCACAGTATACTACTGTAGAGGATGCTTTGGACTATTATATTCCTCGTTTGGATTCTGATGAAGTAAGTGAGCAGCTTATCAATGTGCTTGAGATGGGTATTCCTGTAACAACTATTGCTAATACTATGCAACTAGGTGGCGTGATGGAAGGTAAGCACAGTGTTGATGTAGGTATGCTTATATTACCTGTGTTAGTAGAACTTATCATGTTAATTGGTGATGCAGCCAAAGTAGATTATGTCAGCGGTTTAGAAAAAGAAAAGAAACTGGATAGTTCTTTGATTGACTTGGCAGTAACCCAATTTAATGAACAACAAGACAAAGAAGTTGAAGAAAAAGTAGAAGAACCTGTTGAAGAACGCACAGGTGGTTTAATGTCTAGGAGTCTATAAATGGCATTTTTAGGTTTAGGCAGTTTTGGTGAAGGTTTTGTAACAGGTTTTGCAGAGTCTGCTAATGAAGCGTTGAAAAAAGATATTGAACGCATCAATACTCGTATTGACCGTGTAGCAATAGCTAAAGCTGAACGTGCCATGAAAGACCAAGACAAACGCAGAAATGAAAAAGATACTATTGTAGATGCACTTAAAAGAGGCGCAGCTATTTATGGTGATCCCGATAGTCAGGATGCTATTTCATTTGCTGCAGGTGTACTTAAAGAAGAAGGTAATCTACAAGCATACGAGGCTTTTATGAATGAATTAGGTAATCGCAAAGCTAGTGAGCCTAACTTTCAAACCAAAATTCGGTCTCTTGTTACACGCCCCGAAGGTACAACTGCAAAACAAATACTAACCTACGACAATATTGCTGATGGTTTCTTGGGAACAAAGTACCAAACAGACCTTACTGGAACTGGTGCAGTTTCCCTTGATGATACAATGGTTGGTAAATTCTTTGGTGGCGATAAACTAAACCAACAAGTAGAAAAACGCATTACCACAGAACTAACATCTCGTGGTCTTATCGTAGATCAAACTACTGGTGTTGAATTACCTGAAAGTTATTTTGATAGAGATGCTTACATTATCTATAAAATGACTCCTGAACAAAGAGTTGCACACTATCAAGGTGTATTAAATGATCCTAATGTTACTGATGGCAAAGTAAGAGATGACGCTGAAGCTAAAGTAAAAGAGAATCAAGCTATTATAGATAAACTTGAGTTTGAACAAGCTGATGCATCAGGGCGAATCAATATTCTTACAAGCAGATATCAAATAAATAGAATTAAAGCAACCAATGCAGAGTTACCTATGGAAGAACGTGTAGCTGCAGGTAAACAAGCGAAAGCAGAACTAAAGCTATTGGGTAAATATCAACAGGGTAAAGACATTATTACTGGTGAACTTGGAGATATAGACCAGCAACTTGGCGTATTGCGTAGACAATATATAGATGCATCTGATGTGGCAATGCCCGGACAAACCATATCTCCTAAAGCACAGTTACGTGAAGCTATAGAACAGTTAGAAGCTACAAAAAGAGAACTTGCTTCTTTTGCTGGCACTATGTCAGAACAAACTGCTTATGCTATTGATGAAGCTATACGTAACGGTGATTCAGCGGGTCTAGAACAAGCATTAGCAACTGCACGAAATATTGACGCTGTTAATGACGCAACCAAAAATATTAAACCTGCAGAACATGCTGCAGCTAACAGTGCTATTACTAATCTTGCACTCACTAAACTTAAACTTAATCCTGAGTTTGGTGTAGGTATATTTGAGAGAATGCCTAGTGGAGAGATACAGTTTATTGGTCCAGATGATATGAAAGAAAGAGCAGCAGCAGAACTTAAAAAGATTATTTCTGAAGTTACTAACGATGCCATTGCTGTAGCTAGGACCGAAAGAGATAAAAACATATTTACCGAAACTGCTCGTATTCTTGGCGTACAGATTACACAAAGCACTGCTACTCCCGGTTCTGCCGCAGACCAAACTGCTCAAATGCTGGGTGCCGGAGATACGGCAACTGTTCCTGCCGCTGATATTGGTGTAACAGATTCTTCTGCAGAATCACCAGTTTTATCTAGTGATAAAAAGCAAGAAGCAACAACACAGTTATCTAATAAATATGCACCTGATGGTCAAGCTACAGATATAACTGCAGTTCAATGGATTACAGATGTAAAAAATGATAATAAACGTGGCAACGCTACAGATGAACAAATTGTAGCAGCAGCTAATCGTGTTAATCCTACCCTTGGTACTATGGTTGAAGCACAACTTAGTAACTTTTATAAAAATAAATATGAAACTGCTTCTGATTATGGTGACTTTCTTGCTAGTCAAGTCGTTACTCGTAATGGTAAAGACGTGCCTATTTTTGATATGCAGACAACTAATGGTAGACAAAAAGTTTATGAAAAATTAATGACGATGTATGGTGCAGATGAATCAGAAGCAGCCGCCATTGTCACTAGACTTCAGACACAAGCACAAGAAAAAGCTAAAAAAGCTGCTGAAGAGACGCCAGAAACATTTGAAGAAAGGCAAAAAAGAATAGATGCTGAAGAGCAGTTTAGACAAACATATGGAGTTGATCCAACTGCAGGTGTAGGTCAGTTTGACACATCTGTTTCTACTGCCATAGGTGGATAAATGGCCGAACAATATTCTATATTTGACTCTGTGTTTGATGACGAAGAAACACAAGACTCTGTTACTTCTTCTATAACTACAAGTGTAGTACCCACAGAAAACACTTCCATTTTTGACTCTGTGTTTGATGATGTAGCAATACCATCTCCCACTCCTCGCGTAACTTTGGACTCTCCAGAGGATGATGATGAACTAGGACTAATTGTTGATGTAGACAATATACGTTCCTATGAAGACATTAGACGCAATCCAAACATACAAGTAATAGCCCAGCGATTTGCTAAAGAGCATTTAGGTGAAGATGACCTAAGTGGACAGGAAGCTATTGACGAATTTATTTCCCATTTCCGTGACTTCAACGTAAACGAACTGACTGCTGGTGGCGATTTTAATTACGTGTCTGGTCTTAGAGCAGATGCTGAAAAAGGTGCATCGTACTCACCAGAAGCTAAAAGAAAGCTAGACGATTACAGAACATTGTATACAGCATTTAATGCAATGCCAGACTTCTATGAATCTGATGGTGCGCCTGATGCACTTGGAGATTATGCAGCAGGTATCTTTACAGCACCATCTACTTATGTAGGTTTAGTATTACCCGGATTTGGTAAAGGTGCAGGTATGGCTGCAAGTATGGCAGCTAAAACAGGAGTATCACGAGTGCTGGCAGGTCTAGCGTCTCGCCCTGTGCTTACAACTATGGGAGTGGAAGGTGGTGCAGGTGTATTACAAGACGTAGCTGCACAAAATGTTGAACAAGAAATTGACGTAAGAGACGAGTATAGTCTAGGTAGAACTGCTGCTGTTGGAGCAATTAGTGCTGCACTACCCGGTGGACTTGCGCTTAATGCTGCTAAGAAAGCTGCAGTAACAGCGGCTGAAGCAGGTACGCCTGATATCATTGCTAAAGCTGTAGCTGCACAGACCGCCAAGAATGTAGAAGCAGGTAAAAAAGCTGCAGAAACATTAAAGAAAAATAAAGAATTGGGTGATAAAGTACGTAGTGGACTAGATGCACTTGATCCAGAAAAGGTTGCAGCGGGTAAAGAAAAGACAGCAGGTATTGCGGATGATGCAGGTATAGGTGGAGATTTTGCTCTTGCTATTATTCCTGAAAAACGTGATGCTGTAATTGCTTCAATCGTAGAGTTTGCTAATGAAGCAAAAATAAAAATGGAACCTAGAGAACGAGTATCTGCGTTTCTTGCACGTGCCGCTAGTTCTATGGAAGCAGATAAACTAAGTAAAACTGCAGAAGATATAATGAATAAGTATAATCTTACACAAGATGACTTTTCTAATGTTCTTCTTGCTGACTTTTCAGAAGCAGGTAGAACTCTACAATCAGCCAGTCAATTACGTAAGATACTTACTGCCGCTAATGAACCTATCTTTGCTGTGGATAAAGAAGCAAAAGATATACTTGAAAAGACGGTAAAGGCTGCTGAAGAAGGCAATGGCAGAAACGCACTAGAAAAAGTAACAGATGGTGTGCGTTCTCTTGACCAGCTACGTTTAGCACTTATGACTTCACAGGCTGCTACAACGTATCGTAATACTGCAGGTGGTGGTATACGATTGGGTGTAGACTTTGCTACAAAAGTGTTAGATCGTTCTATATCAACAGGCTTCAAAGCATTAGGCCGTAAAGATGTAGTTGGCTTTACTGATTATGTACCTAATAATGATGCTTTTTCAATGGTAGCTGCATTTTCAAATCGTAAAAGAACCAATGCCATCATTGAATTGTTTAAAGCTAACTATCCAAAACAATCAGGAAGGTTGTTTAGAGAACTTGCTGATATTGAAAGGACAGGGCAAACTGGTCCTGTGTCACAGGGTCTACAGCGTATAGGTAGAGAGTTTAATACTCTTAATACTATATCAGATAACATGTTTAAAAGCGTTGCCTTTGTAGGCGAACTTGAAAGAGCATTGAACGAAGCATTTGTACGGGCTAGAGCAGCAGGTAAAAAAGTTAACCCTGATGATTATAATCTAACAAAGATTGCAGAAGAAGGTAACTTAAATAAACTGTTTCAAGGTGGAGACAAGTATGGCAAAAAGCTATTAGATGATGTTATAAAAAGAACACTAGCATTCACCTATCAAAGACCCCCGGATCGTGGTAGTTTTGGTGAATTGCTTGTTAAGTCTATGAATAAAGCACCATTCTTGACTACATCTCTTATGCCTTTCCCACGGTTTGTAGCTAACGCTATGCGATTTACTTATGAATATTCTCCTGCCTATTTACTTAGTAAACCGTCACGTGATGCTATCTTTGGAAAAAGTGCAAACTACGAAGATGTGGCAAAAGGTCTAGTAGGATTAGGCATGTACAATGGTGCAGTTGCTTTTAGAGAAAGTGAGTACGCTGGAGAAAAATGGTACGAAGGTAAAACTGTTGACGGCAAGACTTATGATTTGCGACCATTCTTTCCTGCAGCACCCTTCTTATTTTTTGCTGATCTTTACGTAAAAGCAAAGAGTGATGAATTTGAACCAATGGACAAGGACATTTTCATTGGTGCTGTACAAGCGTTGACAGGCACACAAATGAGAGCAGGTTTTGGCTTATACGCTATGGACAAAGCATTTGAAGACTTTGTAAATGCTACTGCTGATCCTGATGCAGATAATTATGAAGCTATACGAAAGATTGGTGCAAACTTTGTAGGTAATGTTGCTGCTACCTATATGATGCCAATGACAATGATACAAGATGTTGACAATACTTTTTTTGCACCAGACGATGCAAGACTAGCCAGACAAACAGACAGCAGTGATCTGCAAAGTTTGATTGTTGCAAAATCTGTAGCACGTTTGCCGCGAAACTATATGATTGAAGAATTTCTTGCAGAAGAGTTAGGTACACGTCCATCAGAAGTTTATGAGTCTCCAACAAAAGCTGCACCTATCCGGCGTGTTGCGCCTATCCGTAGACAAGTAACTGGTATGCTTGTAGGAGAAAGAAAGAATAAACTTGAAAGTGAAATGGACCGACTTAAAATTAGAAGAAGTGAGATGTACAAAAAGACACGTGTACCAGAAGCAAATCAGTATATATCTATGTTTATGGGTGAGTATGCAACTGACTATCTTGTACCAAAAGTAATTGAAAGTGATTACTATAAATCACTAGATAATGAAGGACAAAGAAAGTATCTCAAGTTTCATATAAGCCAGTGGCGTGAAGACATTATGGAAGCTGTGCGTGAGTACTCTCGTGAAAAAGGCCCAGCTAAATATGGATTTGATCCTATGACAATGGCAGAGTTTAAAGCACTTGATCCATATTATCGTAAGATGGCTATACGTCAGTATGAACAGGCATATGGTCCTATAGATAAAAACAATCCTGCTGACCTTGACTTAATAATCAAAGCAGCAAAGTTTTTCAAAAACAATAAGTATTTTTCACCAGAAGGTGCAATAAAATAAAAAGGGGCAATTAAGCCCCTTCTTTTTTTGTCCAGTATTGTAACTCCCACCAACCATTAAAGTCTCTGACACAATCACATATAGTATTAGTTAGTGCCATGCCTATGATATATACTAACCACAGACATATAGCACCACCTAGAACATACTTAGCGATTGTCACCAGAGCCAGACAGAGTACCCCTAGCTTTGCGGTCAGCCAATTTACGCAGGTTGTTTTCCATAACATGTCCTAAGTCCATCCCCATCTCTGCTGCAAGCACAGCGCAGTACCACATGACATCACCAATCTCATAAGCAATCTCAATCTTCTTGGCTTCATACTCATCCTGTGCAGCACCATCTCTAATAAATTTCTTCACCTTATTTGCAATCTCTCCCGCTTCCCCAGTCAGGCCCAGAGTCAAATACTCTGTGGCCTTTTCTTTTGGGAAGATGGCAGTGCTACACGCCTGTTCTTGGTATGCTGTTCCTGTAATATCACTCATCCTATTCTCCTTTATCCACTGTCTAGCTTCTTGCTCTAGCTTGTTCATCCCGTTGCACTCTCTTCAAGTTGGCGTAGTAGGCATCATTGTACCCACGTAGCCACTCACGATGCTGCATTGTATTATGGTCAATGCCGCTATCCCCAAGGAAGAACTTGCCTTTGTTCCCCTTGGTCATCTTGCCATTCATAAAGGCATCGAAGCCCCACTGGTACTGAATCTTTAGTGGTGCATCGTACTTGCTTAGTCCATTACGCCTCATTCATGTTCTCCTTTGCCTGTAAATTGAAAAGTTTTATAGCTGTGAGTTTGTCAATATTAAACCACTCATTCCTACGTTCTTTTGAAAAGTGTTCAAAGATTTCATGCATCTCTTGTTCTTTACGGGAGCGATTATCTGAGTACACTGTAGCAATTACCTCGTAGTCACGAAATGGAGAAGATGTTTGATAACCATGACATCTATTCTGTGCATCCATAGCTTTTCCTACTTTAATCCATTCGGGCCATGCAGGATTTATGATAGCATACACATCTCCTGATTCTTCTTTATCATATAGATTACGAATCAGTTCATTGTAGTCTTGTGCTTTCACACTTTTGAATACAATCTTATTCATGCTACCACCTTGTTGTAGATAGCTTTCAAGAGTGCGATGTTTACGCTTGTAGAATATTAATCCATCCGCATTCATATGATGGTTGATACCTGTTTTGCGCCAAGTTGTACCATCGAAACGGCGTCCATCTTTTCTAACATCTCCATTCTGCGGCTTCATAGCTAATCTCCTCTACTGTTCAGTTGGGGCTTCTTCTTCTACTTGCTCTACAGATGCAATCAGTGCCTTACTGAAAGCGTCCTCTGCTGCAACAAGCTGGTCAATATTGAACCGCGCCTCTGCAATGCGACCTTTCAGATTACGCACCTGATTCACAAAGTACTGCGACTGCTCACCAAGGTCAGCGAAGTCGTACTCCGTTTCGTTAATCGTGATTTTGTTTTGTTCTGTCATCGTGCTTCTCCTTTTCTTTTGTCCACTCTTTGTATTGCTCAGACTTGCGGGGTGGATTAGCAATCAACCAATCCTTACCCCGTTTCCAAATCAGTTTACTACTCATTGAAATAGTCTGTCAAGATGTCCATCCTATCAGAGTGCATTGCAATCTTATCCAACTCACCCTGTATAGCTTCCATAATATCAGAGTGTTCTCCGATACCTGCTGGATTCTTGAGGTATGTCTCAATGTTCATTACATGCAGATTGATATTTGCCTCTGCATGACTTCTCAGTACTTCTAACATTCTCTCTCTCATTTGTCAACTCCTTTCTGTTTAAACCTATGCTTGAAGAATACAATCAAATTGATTGTGGTGTTGACAGTGATAGCTAGTATCAGCCACCACTGCCACCATGTAGGCATGTCTACTCCTTCAATCATGCTGCGTTCAAGTCTACAATCTCACACGCATCTGCAGTACACGCTAACTCACGTCCACCTGATGTTGTGTCTTCTTTCTCAAACTCCTGCAGCTTTGACCAATCGACACTCTTAGGCATCTGCACTAACATAGCATCATATTCATCTTCTGTACAGTCCTGATATGGTGCTTGCTTGTATGTATGGTCACTGAATGGCAGGAAGCTAATGCCTGACACTTCATCAAAGTGTTTGTACACCCAAGCACCTACGTCCATCCACTCGTTCTCTTTCACAGAGATTGTCACTGACGGTTTGTGTTCACACCAGTAACGCTGGTAGGTAAGCCACAACTCAAGCTGTTCAATAGCCGACAGGATTGTGCGTGTAACCGCCCCACGTGGTGATGCCATCGGGAAGCTGAACACTGTCGTGGACTCAGGCTTCATAACATCTGGCTCTGCTGGGATACCTTCTGACATAAGGAACTGTGTGAGTGGGTCTTTGTTATCGCCACGTACAGTCCGAATGTAGTGTGGGTTGTGCCGTGCATGAATGCCACTAGCACTGTCAACAAGCTGCGACACTGTGCCACTAGGCTTGACACATGTGATAGCTGTTGACTGTGGAATACCAAGCTGTTCAGCCATAGCAGCGTTAGTCTCTACTGCCGTATCACGCAATGTCTCCAGTGTCTGCCCAATGTTCTTGCCAAGATGGGCTGATGTACCACTGAGCAAGTCATTGTCCATGATGCCTGTCAGTGACACGCCCAACAAACGCTCTTCCTCTGTGTTCTTCTGCCATACCTTACGCAGATATTTGAAGTCAGTCAGTGTTGACTGGAATGTACCCAAGATTGTAGCCAAGCGTACCTTCTCTCGCAGTGTCTGCTGTGTATCACCAGCACGGGCAACTACCTCTGACAGATTGCAGAACTGGTATGGACGTAAGATAATTTCACTGCAGGGATTGCATCCGAAATCATGTTGCGTATCACGTCTGCCATTCTTGGCTGCTTGTGTCTGTGCTGCTGCACGGTTGAAGATACCACGCTCACCTGACTTAGATTCGTACAGAGATACCCACTCACGCATGAATGTACCCATCTCTGGCTTACCCTTGTAGGCTACGCTGTTGTTAGCCAGCGCACGTTGGCCTTCATTCTCCCACCACATACCTGACTTGGCATGTGCCATCTGGTCATCGTTCAAGTTAGACAGACTGATGAGTGCGCTGCGGCGTACACCACCGACAACTACAACCTCTCCAATCTTACACATGATATCGTGACATTCGATTGGGAATAGCTTACGACCTGCTGCGTTCTTGAACTTAGCAATGACAAACTCAAACAGTTCCTCTAGTGGTGCTGGGCCACTGGCACGACCACCGAATGTCTTGAGCCTTGCACCTGCAGGACGCACCTCTGATACATCCCACTTGGGAATCTGACCTGCATACAACAAAGAGATAAGTTCACGCAGAGACTTTGCCCAACCGGGGCGGCTGTCACCAACCTTGATTACAGTATCTGTATTGTGCATGGCTTCATTAATGACAGGCAGCTTGTCCACGTTTTCACGCTCCACAGAGAAGCCTACACCCGTGCCACACATGAGGATGTACATAGTCTCATCGAATGCCCGTGGGCTGTCTATAGGCACGTAGGAACAGTTGTATGCACCCACGTGGCAGCGGTCTAGTGCTGGGCCAGATGTCATCAAGGCTCTCATGCTAGGCATGATGTCTTGGTTCAGTACGGCCTCTTCTAGTTCGCTACGCAGTTCATCGGACAGCACGTAATTGCATGTACTGTACAGGTGGTTCTTCATGTAGTCAAAGTAGCGTTCTACTGTCTCAACCCATGTCTCACGGCGTTGTTCATCTTCTTTCCATCGGGCATACCGTGATAGCGCGATGAAGTTTTGGTAGTCTGTGGGTAGATAATTATTCATCTGTCACTCCGTTATCGTTCTCATTGTTCTAATTTCAGCACCTTCTACATCATATAAGTATTCTCGTATGCCGTCTTCTATTTCCTCCCCAACCTGCCCGTCTGCAGGTATGGGGTACTCTTCTTCATCTATGTCCAGTGTAATAAACATTTTAACTCTCATCACTAGCCACCGTATCTTCAAGTAGAGTATTAAGATACCACTGTGCCTTTTGCAAATCTTCTAGTGGTTTACCTTTGTAGTCAAACCTCCACAGGTATTTCATAATGTTGCCTTGTAAATAGTATTTGAAATTGGGGCCAAGAGCGGCCTGAATAGCAGCAATGCATTCTATACCAGACTGATTATAATGGGAAGGACTATTCACCATATCGACATTACCATAGGCTTCCTTACTTGCTTGCTCCGCTTCCTCCATCATCTGTTTCATGTATGCCTCATGTCTCATGCATTACCTCCTGTCTTTGTGCTGAATGTTAAATGGACTACGTTTCCATCATACTCTTTCTCTACGCCCATTTCATTTTCTAGTTCTACATCAACTTCCATATCATTGTCAACAACTTTCAAAACATATTCGTTTATTAAGTTTCTGATACTTTCTTCTTGTTCCATAACAGGAACACTAGAACACATCATTTTAACAAAATGCATGAGATTTCCATAGTCATCATCACTGAGAGGATTATTAGGAAAAGCCATAATTGATATATCAATCTCGCCATTCCACTCCCCATCATCATCAGCAAACGGGCGTATTCTTATGACAAAATCCTCATCGTTTATATTGTCTATCATATCCTCTTTGCTCACTTTTTAATCCTCCTTTTTACTGTAGAGTTTGGATGACATATAAAGCTAGGATGTTTATCTTTGCCTTTTTCTTTCAACCAATCTTCAGGTATAATACGATCATAGTATCTGAATCCATTCTTAATACACCAATCTCCGTATGTTGTTTTTGCTCCTTTACGTATTTTATTCCTGCTATTCTCAAATACAAATCGTATATCTAGTTCTGGGTGTTGTTTTTTAATCTCTAGGTGTTTGCGTCTATCCGCCGTTACAAACCTACCTTTTACCTCAACTATAATACCATTCTTGAGAATGTAATCAGGAGTATAGGTACGATAGGCTAGGTCTTCCCATTCAATCTTGATGGCCTCGTATCTAAATGATACTTTATCTGCCTTCAACTTTTCCGCAATGGTTAGTTCTAGCCCACTACGATACCCATACTTACGTGCCGCTCTCCATGCTTTATGGTACAACTACATCTCCAATATAGTTAACTGTCGGTGGCGTTTTAGCCTTTGACATCACTGCTGGAAGTTCTGTTAAATCAGACCAACAATCAAGACGATAAGAACAAAACTTGCAACCATCATTGAGTACTTGATTACCTGTCTCCTTACCTCTAAACTTCTCTGGTACTGGTTGAAAACACCTTTCAAATTTATTCTCCTTTACTGTGTCTGCTGTCTTTTGTATCTTAGCAATCTCTTTATCTAAGTCAAGACCTGACGCTGGCACGTATTTAAATTGTCCATTTGCCTTGTTCACAACCCACCAGCCACCAACATCTTTACCAGATGCTTTGGCATAACCCGCTAGTTGACCTATGTAACCAAAGCCATCTCCAGCAGCCAGCGTTTCATATGAATCAAACTTGTTACGATATGACCAATCGGATGCTGACTTAACATCGTCAACAGCACCATTGACAACAATATCATATGTTCCATTAATGGATGCGCCATCCAATTCAAGAACGACATTATCAGGCTCTTCATACTTTACTCCTGCTTCTTTTAGTAGACCTTTGAAGACAGCTTCAACGATGTCTCCAAGCATCATATTCATTACGAATGTAGTAGGCAATGGCAATGCTGCCTCTGGTTTATTCTTTTCGTACCAGAGTTGGCAAGTGGGGCGACCTACGTTTGACATCCGTAGTTTAAAGTCGCCCCGCTTTTTACCACTGCCGAACTGCTTCTTCAGTGCTTCAGCGATATCAGAAGACACCTGTTCAATAGTCTCCTCTGACATTTCTGTTTTGCCTTGCACTGCGTCTTCCATGTATTGATGGAGTGCTAGTTCAGCAGGGTGATGCATTACGCTACCTCTTCTTCAATTTCAATATCAACTAGGCCATCGACCACATCAATATCGTCATCTTCCATTTTAGAGTTGGCCTTCTCTGCCCATGCATTGATAATGTAGTTATTGTAATTATCAATCCATGACATGAAGTCACCAAACAAAGCCTGATCTTGCTCTGTCAACTCAATGGTATTTGAGACATCCAGCGATGCCACTGGCACATAATATGATGCACCTGTAGGAATCTTACGCTCACTGGTATTAGCAGTGATGATATGCTGTATTGGCAAGCGTTGCATCTTTGCCAAAGTAGTGAAGCTGACACCGATCTCCTTAAATGCGTCACGGTTATCAATCTCCCAGATAAATGGTGTAGGCTCTACCTTCACAGTATCACCTTGCTCATTCTTGGGGTCAATCAACTCCACCTCACCAAAGACGACACGTACACGCTTGATCTGCTTTAGCAGGTCTTGCTGTGACTGCGGGAGTGCTTTGAAGTCTTTGATGTATCCTGCGGGTTTACCACAGTTAAACCCACCGTCATTATCTTTGAGGTCAATGTCCAGTGTATCTGCCATCACGCTCTTGATGTAACGATTGGGATTCTTTGCATCACCTTGAACAAAACGCTTGTGCATGAAGCGTTGCATAAAAGGACGCATCTTGATGCTGTTAGCATAATGAGTAGGACCATCAGGTATCTCCAGCTTGTATGCACCACCTTTAACCAACACCTTATCTGAACCGATAATTGGTGAGTGATTAATGCGTAGACGTGCAAGTGAACTAGAAGATGCTGTTGTCTTCTCATGTGCAATACCCATAGCTTTCGCCATAGCAGCATAATTATTCGTATCTACTGTAGTCAATTGTGTCATTTACTTTCCTTTCTTCAGAGTTTAGAACCGTAGTTATATCAAATTACATCTTTAGTGTCAAGCCAATTCGGGCCGATTTTTGATTCTAATAGAAGAGGCACATTAAAAGTTATCCCCCACCTAAGAGTAATCAAATTTGGTAAGTCTTCGTTAGTCTGGTTAATTATGTCAACAACTTGTTTCTCCTCATCTGGGTGTATGTCAATTACAATCGAATCGTGTACTGTATTTACTACACATGACTGCATGTTGTCAAGCAGTTTATCAATGTGTAGCAAAGCAATGGGTACGATATCTGCAGTTGCAAATGATTGCACGGGATAGTTTTTTATCTGTGTGAAGTATGACACACGTCCACTAGGCTTCCGAACTACATCAGGGAACGAGAACTCCCGACCAGATGGGGTGACTATTTTCTGCGTTGTGATAGCTTCTTTAGCCAATTTGGAATGCCAAGTGGCAACCCCCGTGTACTTGTCGTTGAAGTGTTCGTAGTAGGCTGCTTCTGCTTGTGTGCGTCCGAACCCCGTTGCCCCGTAAAGGGGCGCAAAGGTGTGGGCTTTTGCATCCTGTCTACTCGTAGGCTGACCAGCTTTACTAATAACTTCAGCGGTGTATGCATGTACATCAAATCCAGTAGATACTTCTTCAATTGCAACTCCATCCTGTGATAAAAATGCGGCAGCACGAAACTCTAGCTGTGCAAAGTCAGCCTCAAGTATCTTACCACCATCCCATCGTGACACAAATACTTTCTTTACAGGGAACGTGCCGCCACGAGGCATGTTCTGCATGTTTGGATTAGCACCAGACAGACGACCTGTCGCAGTGCGATGTTGTAGTAGGCTGACATGCAGCATACCATCTTGCTTGGTGTAGTTCTTAATGCCATCAACAAATGATGACAGGTAAGTGTCAACAGCACTGAGCCGTTTGACTTTGGACAAGAACTCAACAGCATCATCCATACCTTTTGACTTAGCACCTGCTTCAAGCAACTGCAAATTACTCTTGCTGGTACTGAAGCCATTGGCTGACGCCCACTTAGCAGAAGGTGGCTTGAACTTAAAGCCAGCCAGTGTGTCTGTTGGTATGAACAGATAACCTGCTGTATGACACTCAGGACACTTACTTGGTTTAGCAAATGGCTGACCATTCTTCTTGATCTTACGTATATATCCTGTGCCTCTACACTCATTACACTGTACAGCTTTTGTGCGATACAGACGCTGTGTGCGTGTGGCTACCATCTGCCTAAACTCATCGTCAGGCATATACGGGTCAACAAGCGTAGCCCAATCATTCTTGTCGATAACTTTGCGACCATAGATAACCCAAGACAATTGCTCTGGGCTATTCAGATTGATAGGCGTATCACCCATGACTTTGCGAACATGAACCTGTAGTGCGTCAATTAATTGACTCTTCTCCTGTTCAAATTCTTGACGAACCTCCTCCAGCACTTCCATGTCAACCTTGAAGCCACGCTGGTAGATACGTGCCAGCGTTACACATACCTGATTTGTCAGTGTGACTGTATCCATCAGGCTAGAACTGTCTGTCATTAGCTTTCGCATTAGCTTGTCAGATAACTCTTGCGTAGCATGTAGGTCATGTGACAGATATGATGCAAGCAAGTCATATGGTATATCACGTGTGCTGTATCCTTTTGCAAAGTACTCCTTGAGTGTGTCTTGCTTACGTGTGTCAAGTAGGTACCTGTCTGCACATGCCTCAAGAGATAGTGGTTCCTTCTGTCCACGCTGCAGGACATACTCGCCAAGCATCGTATCAAAGACAGGCCCATCATACTTGAAGCCAGACTCCCACAGCCAAAGCAGATCATAAGCAGCATTGTGTGCAATGATGATAGTAGCTTTGTCAAGATATGACTGGACAAGCAGATGAGACTGTACGTCTGGCGGTGAACATTCAGAATGGTCAAATGAAACTATAGCTTCATCGCCCCTGTCTGTAAGTAGACCAACCATAACCAAAGAATTGTCTGGCTCAAATGGGTCAAGGTGTAGCTTACCGTTACGCTTTGTTGTTGTATTCTCTACGTCTAGTGTTAGCTTCATGCTGTATACCTCGCTGTCTGATACTCTAGCTGACAGTGTACACTACCATGCCATCCTGTCAACTTGTTTTTTACAATGTTGAGGTGACGCTCAATGTCCTCCTCGTCTTGTCCTTGCACTGGTGGGTTCTTGGCAATCAGTATCATCAAGTCGGCCTCTGCTGCTTTACCTGTACGACTGCCTTCCATCATACTCTGGTTCAATACAATCTTTCCTTCTGCCTCTGCTGATAGCTGTGACATGTAGAAGACAGCACAGTCATGCTGCTTTGCAATCATACGTGCATGTACTGCATTGGCCTTGAGAGCCTCATCATTACGTGCAAAGCCTCCTGTTCTGGCAAACTTGTCACCCATGTCCAGTAGCACCACGTCAGGCTTATACGCCTTGCAGATGCTCTCTACCCATGCCATATCACGGCCTGTGGCATCCTTGATCTTGATGCGTTCCTTGACAGGTGCATATAAATCACGTGCCTTGGCAGGATTATCTTTAATCTCACGCATTGTCATTCCTGTAGCCGCTGTCAAATATCTAGCACCTACGCGATGATAGCCTTCCTCATTACACAAGATAATGCAGTTGGCACCTTGGTGGGCAAAGCCGCCGGGAGATGCAATAAGTGAGGCGTGAAATGATGTCTTGCCTGTATTCGGTCTTGCACCAACCTCAATCAAGTGACCACCATTGACACCTTCTACTTTGCGAACCAAACTAGGAATGTTGAATGTCCAACGTGCCTCAAGATCATTACGTGCAAGTAGTGTCTCAATGTCAATGTCATCCCACTCTACATTGAGATTAGGAGTAAAGTCATCACCATACTGCTCAAGTATCTGACGCAGTGGCTCAAGACTTGACTTGTCACCTACTACATACTCAACACCAAGATTGGCAATGTCCTCACCAATAACCTGCTGAAACAATTTAGACAATACTTCCTGTGCTACGTCTGTACCCATTGGCTGCTCACGCTTGATTGTATTGAACAGTGATGAATACGCTTGCTTCTGTGCTGTAGTCATAGTTGGATTGTTCGCCATGAACAATGCCTCAATCTCATCGGGCGTAACACTACGCTCGTATCTATCCATAGCAGCATCTATAGACTGCTTGATCTTCTTTACATCTTTGCTGAACAAACGATCTGGGCAACGTGCGCCTCTGTGTTCTTCATAGAACTCTTTGTCCATCAAACTTCTAATCAGTGATAATTCCATCTAACTTCTCCATATCTGTCGGGTTGCGATACTTTATATCATCCTTCAACTTTATTATACGAACATCATTCACATGTCCACGTAATTCTTTTGCCATCTGTATTGACTTAGTTAGCGCATCGGGGTCTAACGCTATGATGGCTGTTGAGAACTGTGCAAGATACCTTCTATGCGTATCTTGGAGAGATGTACCAAGAAGCGCAACCCCGACAAAGGAACCATAACCAACAATGGCTGCACTCACACAGTCCTCAACAACTACGGCGACTTTACCACGTCCTGACACGTATGGCAAGCCACTATTTCCATATCTTTTCCACTTAGGTATTCTTTTTCCAAGTGTTCTGCCTGTTGCATCAACAATTTTGTCATCATGTATGACAGGAAACACTACTCTGTCTTCCTTGACATCATACAACAAGCCCAACTCTTCTGCGTCCAATCCCCATCTGGCACACCATCTATCCATGTAGACGCCACCACTACGAGACACGATGCACTGCGGCAATACAAATTCTTCCTGCGGTTTTTCTTCACCGCCATGAAATCTTTTCTGTATGTCATCAATAGTCAGAGGTACACGTGTGCCACCACTGACAGTGCAACTTACTTTATAACAATTCCACACAAGATCACCCATGTTGTTAGTCACAGTGAAAGTCTTGATGCCACCACACTCAGGACAATTCATACGTTTAGTCTCGCCATTGGCTACATCAAAGTCACTAGCATATATCATTTATATGTCCTTTCTATATGTATATATACTATAATATAGTATAGTTCGTTGCGGCAGTTGAATGCTTATATCATACATTCTTACGTGCTGTCAAGGCATTATTTGCACTGACGAAAGTATTTTTCAGGTATGGCTTCACTGATTGTGGGTTAGCATGTCCTGTAACCGACATAATCTGTCCTATTCCTACCTCTGCATCCACCATCTCTGTCACACCTGTGCGGCGCAGATCAGACAGGCGTAATTCTTTCGACAGTCCAGCGTCATCCATTAGCTTACGCGCATGTAATGGCAATTTGTACTGTGAATATGGTGCATACACGCCGTGTCTAGGCACTGGACGTGGTGCTACATACTCTTGAAAGCCAAAGTCTTTCTCCTGTTGTACTAACATATCATACAAATCGTCATCAATAGGCAGTTCAACCATTGCATTACGCTTAGATTGCAGGATGATAACACGCCTCTTTTCAAAGTCAATGGCATTCCATTTTAATAGACGCATATCACCTACACGCTGACACCATTCATATGCCATGTGAGCAATCAAACCTATGTTACGTGTGCTAAAATCGCTGTAGGCGGCGTCTAGCAGTCTCTGCACATCCTCTCTACACCAAACAACCTTGCGGGGCTGTGTGGTCCTTCTACGCACTGTAGCGAAAGGATTGACAAAACAATGTTCCATTCGCAGTGCATAATTATACAGTAATCTAGCTATTGCTAGAATGTGATTCGCAGTAGAAATACCACGATCACACCACTGGTCATAGGCTAACTTGGATTGCTTGGTGGACAGCTTACTGCAATCCACCTCACCAACTACTGCGCCATCAATATTGGTAGCCAATACAGCACCAAGGCAGTACCGATAATGTACTTTAGTTGCATCACGTAACTCCTTGAAATCATGGGATAAGTAGTAATCATCTACCAATGTACATAGAGTAATGCTCATTAGTATTTCCTTTCATATAAGGACCAACCAAACTCATGGCAGAACTCTTCCACTGTGTCTAGTTTAGGTTTAAGGCCATTTTCAATTCTGATATTCTTCTTCCAATATGCTAGTGCATCCTCTTTTGTTTCAAACTCCATATAACAATCTTCAGTGTAAAAGTAGTCTCCTCCACCATCATAGTTAAAACCTTTTACATCACTCCAGTATTTCCATATGTATCTTTCTGTAACTTCATATGGATTAAGATAAGGGCTAACACCTCTTGGAGACTTTAACCATTTTAGATAGTCTCTAATATGCCAAGACCAAACAGTAAACTTGTATGGGCAACCTTTCAAGGATTCATCGCACATAAACTCTAGCAGTACAGGAAGCCACCGTTTCGGTGACTCCCACTTGTTTGTATACGGATCAATGAATATGTCACGCAATGTATACATTTCAACATCACCATCTTTATCACGAATAGCCATCACTTCACCTCATATACCATGTTAACAGTAAATCCTAGAACTTTCACTATCTCTTCTCCTTCTTTATCTAAAAAGAGACTTTTCTTAGTGTTATGAACACAAGCATCACCATACCAATTAACAGCAGCTTTAGTTATTTCTTTTCTTAACTGCTCATCTATAGCAATACTTTCTTCTTTAAGTGAACTTCCTATCCAATTAGACTGTTTCACGCCGCCACCTTAACATCCAGTGACTTGAAAGCAGGTGTACCAATCCAGTTGGCTACCTCTACCTCACGCTTGAACATGGACACTGCTTGTGTGTCATTGCCTGTGTTACGTAGGTTAAAACCATTACGCTCATCTGCATATGTAGCGTAGTTAGTAAATGCAGAATAGAGAGCAAACAAATTACGTCCACGATTTGCAACCTCTTGATTATACAAGATATTCATCTTCTCTGCTTTACGCTCCGACTTCATAATAGTATCGAGTAGAGCCTTAACATCTACATGAGCAATGCTCGTATTAGCCCACCTCTGTAGCTGTTGTGCTGTTGCATTGAAGTCCTGTTGCGACTTCTCCAACTCAACAATGAACCTGTCAAGGCTAAAGTTGCTGGTGTTCTTACGCATAACCTTGTTGTGATCCCCGATGATCTGACCATTGGTGCAGAAGAAATCAATGGCACCAAAGATAGCAATGTTGGAGCAAGTACCATTGACACCATGCAATGCAATCACACGCTTCATCAAAGATGTTTCGTGTACATCATTAGCAATAGTAGTCTTCATGTTAGGAAGCACGATGTCCAGCATAGCCCAGCCATCTTTATAAGCAGACTTCCAACGTGCCTCTGCACCTTCTAACTGGTGTGGCCTTAGTGTATCTGTTGTTGATGTAATAACATCACGAAAAAAATCACCATGTGATACACACTTGAAGTCTTTACCAACGATACCAATGTATTCGTTAGTGTCAGCATTGATGACATACTTCTTGTCATCCATCTTGGTAGGCTCAAACTCCACCTCAAAATCTAGGTGTTCTGGGATATATTCTAGCATTGTATTCTCCTTTCGTTAATTGATCTCATGTTATACTATATATTTTACCTATAGTCAATACACTAATCCCACCGATAAAATATGTGTTCACCTATCTGCACGATAGGCGTCTTGCTTTCTGCCCACTCAGGCAGAACGTAGGTGGCGTGGTAATGTGTCGCACCTTCCACAAAGTCATCTAGGTTGCCATAGTATACACCATGAGCAATCATCAAAGCCTTTTCATAGGCTTCTGTATCTGGTGTACTGTCTGACTTACCATCACAGTACCAGCTAAACTGGCAACGATGGCGCACAGGGAAGTCAGTACGCCATGAGTATGTTGGACCCTGCATGACTACCTCACAGGCTGTGTCAGGATACCTGTCATCAGCCACACGGTTCATCACCACTTGGGCTACCGCAACCTGCCCAATGAAGGGCTGGTCACGGGCCTCATGGTACACGTTGAGTGCTAGGCAAACAAGTGCTTCAGCAATCATCCTTTACATCCTCATTCCACTGATAATCTGCATACCAGCTTGTGCCAAAATCTGGGTGGAAAGGCTGAACCAAACCGAAATGCCTAGCAAGAAAATCATCAGCACCATCTAGTTCACGAATGGTATCGTAATCAATACATGCCTTATCCGATGTAGCTACGTTTAAGTCTTTAATAGCATTGATGATGCTACGCATACGTTGAATCTGATGGCCTTCTAGTTTTATATTACACTTTTTACTTTTCATATCACTTCTCCTCTAACTCATAACCTTCGTTGAAGTATTCTTCCCATGTTTTGTCTGACAAGAACCAATCCAGTTCGTTATCTATTTTTTCATCTTCATTCATGCTCACCCCCATTACCCCTGCCAAGTCCACCGAAATAGTTAGGCTTGCGTCTGGCTGTTTCAAATACACCTGCCGTGATAAACACGCCAGCAATCAGCAGGGCATGGGCTATGGCACTGATGCCAAACACCACGATGCTACCCATCCACATACTGAATATAATACACCACATCCACGCCAATATCTGCATAACTAGATGCCGTGTGTTGTTGTCAGGTATGTGGTGCAGTGGATTATACCTACTGTCCATGATTAGGTTGTATGTGTCACGCATAATCATTCTCCTTTCATCCATGTAGGCATGTCACGGCCCTTGTTGTACCTAGCAAAACTCATCTTGTCAACAATATAAAACTTACGATAGGCAGTGATAGGCCAATTCTCATCTGTCTTGCAGTCATCGTGTCCACTGAAACATTGTGGGTGTGGTGTTACAAAGTTTGTCTCATCTGGTATGTACTGCTCTGCCTCAACCAGCGCGTCATAATGACGCATGGATGCATGGCCTGTGTTTTTACTACCATCACCCCGCACAGGATAACGCCACACATATTCATCATTCATGGCCTTGAGTAGACGCACTGCATATCTGTAATTCATGCGTGTTTCTCTCGCCCACTGTGTGCATGGGTGATTGAGATAGGCTGTCTTGTATATGTCAGCTTCCTCTGCAAACTCTGGCGCATGGACACGCACAGCAGTGCATAGCATCTGCGCTTCTTCCAATGGCATCTTGACAATGTGCTGGTCACATAGCTGTTTGGCTATGGCAGTTGGGTGGTGGTCAATTATGAACCTATTCATCCTCGTCTCCCATGATGTCATCTAGTGTGTGTGTGGCTGTACTCATGCACTTCTCATGTTCATCCTGTTCAAGACGAAACTTGATTGCTTCCCACTGGTCAACAATGGTATGCCACAGTTCTGGGTTTTCATCACGCAGTTCAGTCTTGGTGTGGAAAATCTCTATGTATTCCTCACGCATCTGGTGCATCTGCATCCGCTCATCTTTGGTAAGCCAATCATTCATTAGCATCCTCCTCTATCAAACAAAGCATAGTTGTATATACGCGATAATTACCACCAGTGCCATGCCACTTAGACTGTGACTTGGCAATTACCTTGTCACCGAACCAAGTGCCACCCACTTTGGGTGCATACACATGATTACCTCCACGCTTCCTGTCTCTGCGACTGTGGTGGTATATGTGAGTATCCCACGTGTAGCCATCTGGTGCTTCATACGTGTGGCGGTTGGCTGGGAAGGCCGCAAAGAAATCTTGTATGACATCCTCATGGCCTTCTATGTTTGGTACTGTGCTTCTTTTGGGCATAATAACTCCTATGGATAACGTCTGCCTCTGTGTATGGCTACTGCCTCATCATCTGTTTCTGCCAGATCAAATGAGCGATTGATAATGGTAACACGCAGCGACTGATCTTTTACCCGCTGTTGTTTCCACGCTGGTGCTTTCTTACTCACCCTTTTTATACGCATCCTCTTGATGTTTGAACGCATCTCTTTTGTCCTCTTTACGTTTGTCTGGTGTACCTTTACCTTTGTGGCTGGGTACGACTTGGGTTACACGCCGCCTGTTTGCTGCGGCGATTGGATTATGTATAGTCTTTCTTGTTCTCATAGTCAACCTCATTTATATCGTGCAATGGGTAGACAGGCTCTAGCCCATCAGACCCATCACACTAGCACCTAACTTTCATTCTTCGCAGACCTACTTGCTAGGCGATCTCATACAGCATCATCTGCAATTCATCTTGATATTCATGGTATCTTGACCAGTCATCATCCGATAGTTTGTCCACCTGTCCTTCATTTAGCAGGTGATGGATTGAGTACAAGTCCACGATGTCACCATTCTGGTATCTGTCTAGTCTGTTAAAGTCTTTATGTTTCATATCAAAACTCCACTGTACGTTTTACGTTGACGATAAACCCGCCCACTATCTTTAGTTGTTTTACCTGTGTTGCGTTAAGGCACTTCTGCCTCATTAAATTAGTTACAATGCACCTGCTCTTTCTGTTGTCAGGATAATATCTGGCTACACCGTAAACATCTCTCACGATAAAGTCAAGAGTTTCCATCTTCAATCTCCACAAATTGTCTAGCAATTTCAATCCAGCCACCTACGAAACACGCCACACTTCCAGCGATAGCGTAGCCCCAGAATGGCGCACCTGTTATGTGTAGCTGTAAGACTGCAAACAATCCACAGACTGCACCTGATACAATCATAAACAATAAACCGTGTAGATACATGATACAATTTCCCTGTATTGATAACGATAAAAGTTGAGCAGTTTCATCGGTCATGCTCAGGACTTTATAAGGCAGTTTATCCACGTGCCAAGGTGGTAGTCTCCATTGTTAAGCGCAGCACTGTTGCCACTTGTCACATTTAAGGCTATGACCAGACCTATGAGTAGTTTAACGTCATTACTCAGGACGCACCAGTTTTCTTGTGAAGGCGCACTGATCGTTACCTACCTGCGTTCTGTTTATAGTCGTCTACAGGCTTGACCGTGTTTATACTCACTCGACTATTGGCAGACGTGCAAGGAATTGAACCCTGTCCTAGTGGGTTGGAACCACTTGTGCTACCGTAACACTTCACGTCTATAAATTCAATAATAAATAAAGTGGGGTGCTTTTTCTTCAACCCATACCGTCACACCCCTTGAACAGTATGAGCCTACACCTATGTCATGGCATGTCTTACAACGCCTATCGTTTCGCATAGGTACTCCACGAAACTTATTTGATATTATGGATACGTCTCCACGTTACCCATGTAATCGCTTGCAATTCAAATGCTTTCAGCGCACGTCCATTGACACGGGTACGCTTGGCAGCGGCTACGTAGTCTGCCTGTAGTGTCCTGTATTCCTTGACACCTATATTGGTTTTGTCATCTGTCAAGCCTACACGCTCACCATAGGCGATGTTTCGCGCATGTCCATCAATGGTACAGGTATCATCACCCATGATGTTACGATAGAATGACACTATCTTTTGACCATTGAGGATAGCAATCACACCATCATGGTCTGGCATTGCCTCAAGTATGGACCATGCTTTTTGTTTCATCTTGTGATATGTGGACACCTTGACACTATCTATGCCATCACCATTGACACATGCCGCGCATAGATCACGAGCATTGATAATGTTCCTATCCCATTTATTGTTGGGCGATAGTGCCGCACAAACACCTGTCACAATGTGAACAGGCAGATCAAGATCAATGGCAATGCGGGTGCAGTCACGCAATGCGTCTGCATACCAGACAATGCCATCACGCTTTTCTTCTGGCGTTGCCATCTTGTAAATGGCAAGGATATTTTCTACAGACATAGTGTCACCTCTATGTTGGTTGGTTGGTGTAGTTATGGGGTGCAATGCACTATAAAGCACATTGCATCCAAGTGTTACGCAGTGATAGCCTTGGGGCTAACAAAGCGACCAGTAACAGGATCACGACCCAAAAGCAAGTAGCTTTGGTGACGTGCCATTGATCCTACCTGTTTGCCGTAACGTGTCTTGCCGTTCTTAGAGTTTTTCTCAGAGCGTTGGAAGAACACATTGCCAGCGTAGGCAGGGTTGATGTTTTTCACGTTAGTGGTGAGGATTTTCTTGACATTCATTTTGCATCTCCTTTGATGTTGGTTGTTGAATGTGGGTATACATTACACCCCATAATCACACCAGTCAACAATAAAATATGGGGTGACAATAAATATCTGGCACGTTGCCTAGCATACCGTCACCCCATTGTTTTATGTTTTACTCTCAATTTTCACCCGACTTGCTATCGTCAGTTTTTCACACCTGTTGCGTCAACGGCATATCCAAGGATAGCTAGGGCATCCGCGCTTTGTGTAGTTACTTATTGAGCCTGTAAAGTAGATTTTTGTTTGTGATGCTCACATGTTACCATGACATGGTACACCACAAACAACCTCGTCAGCACTGTGACGCATGGCTAGACAACTTACAAGACTAGCCTGTTTACATTACGCCCCTGATACATTTGGAGTTGGGATTTCCCTTGTCGGCCTTGTCGATCATACACTATCTGCCTTGGTAGCTAGTGCTGTAATCCGACTGGTTGCGTCAAGTTATGACCACCCTTCGCCCGTGCATAGTCCGCACATGGTATCGGTTCGCTAGGCTACACGGGATTGACCGCATCTTTGCCCTGTTTTTGGTCAGTGTCTCGCACTGGCAGGTTTTTATTGGAAAACCTCGTAAACCGTCTTTTCAGTCTCATTACTCTAATTCACTTCAATTCGGTAGTCAACTCTTTTTTATTCGGTAGGCGTATTCTGTTTTATTCTTTATGCCTAGCTGAATGTTGCACGTGGCGATTATCAGTTATCTAGCGTTTACTTTTGCGAGCCATGTTGAACCTTGCGGTTGGTCTGGTTGTTCGCTTCAGTCTCTAAATCCTGCCTGAATAAATAGGTAAAGTATACAGCTAATTTCATTAATGTTTTCAGTAGGTTACTGATTAACGTATTGTTTTTGTTGGATATTTTATTTCAATTATTTTTGAATTATTTTTGGTTATGTAATGTTTTCAATGACTTAGCTATGAAATTAATTTGAATATGTAATGAAAACAAAGGGATAGGGGGTATGGTCTGAAAAATCGTTTTTTATATATAATAAGTGTAGATGGTTTTTTATGTGCTTCGCCGCAGTAAAGTGTTGCCAAAATGCCACAAAATTGTATTTTTGCCACACATTTTGATCGTCAATAGATAGAGTATCAATAGCCTAAAGCAGATAATCGTTTATTTTCAGCGGTTTAGAGCGATTGACCATCAAAAATGTCCAGATTGCGCCACTACTGGTGAATTTTTGACCATGGGGCAGGGGCCACGGGCGGGGTATACGTATACGTACTTGTAGAAATACACAGATCAGGAAAATGAACTGTTAACCACAAAGGCAACTGTAGTATATACACCTACAAGCACACACTATTGTGCAAATATTTTGCGTGAAAACACCATATATGAAATATATTTCTAATACCTAAATTAACCTGTTGACACGATCCCCTGATTCTGGTATAATTATGTATAACTAGGAATCATATAAGTGTTACACTTAACTGTCCTTAGTTAAATCTATAAAAACACTTAGCTACAACACTTAAATGATTTAAAGTTTCTTTGTTAATACACTTAACTGAACACATAAGTGATATTATCCGTGATAAAGAAAGTTCTTGACAATGGCGAAGAAATCTGTAAAACTATACACAGACAATGTACTTGATGCATTCTACAATGCCATCCGTACAAACACATTAGACAAACTCCACATACCTCATAGCGATGTTTTCTACGTGCGTACTGCTGTAGAGGCATACTATGGGCGTTCCTTTACTCTGAAACACGTAGAAGATGCTATGAGAGCAGAAGGGTGGACAGAGAGGAACGAATGATATGTTTGAAGCATGGATAATGGTCTGTGTTATGTACCAGACAGGTGCGTGTTTTCCTGCACAAGACACTCGTGGTCCGTATAAGACGCATGACGAGTGCTATGAGCGTACCGTAGAAATGAGTGCAGATATTATTGAGAACATTCCGCTACACGTACCTGTAAGCTGGAAGTGTACATCACCGGGAACTCCAACATAATGGCTATACCAGAGAGAGTACGTAATAAAATGAAGGAGGAAGGTCTTAAAGGCGTGAACAAGCCTAAGAGAACTCCTAACCACCCAACTAAGTCTCACTGTGTGATGGCATCAGAAGGTGGTAAGTATAAGTTCATACGCTTTGGTCAGCAGGGTGTATCAGGTGCTGGTAAGAATCCTAAGTCAGCGAAGGATAAAGCACGTAAGAAGTCCTACTATGCACGTCACAATGCACAGGGCAAGCCAACTACTAAGCTGTCTGCGAAGTATTGGTCACATAAGGTTAAATGGTAAAGGATTAGTTATGGCTGGAGTAGATAGTGTAGTAAGTCTTGCTTACAAATTAACAGGACCGATTAGAAGGAAAGCGATGAATGCTTTGGGTATTAACCCTGCAGGTAAACCGGGTCGTTCTGGAGATGGTATTGTAGTAGGACGTGATAGGGTAAGGATTGAAAATAAAATCAATCAGCTAAAAGGTGGCGGTAAAGCATTAGGTGCTGCTGCTATTATTCACGAGTTGCTAGGTATTAACACTGTAGCAGATGGTTCTATTAAAAAGGACGGTGCTAACTATAAGTTTGTACCTGTAACACCTAAACCTAAAACAAAAGCTAAAACAAAGCCTGACCCACGCAAAGACAAACAGATAGCACTTCCTAAACGCAAACCTAAAAAACCTAAATCAAAAGTAACACCACCAAAGCCCAAGCCCAAGAAGAAACAGAATGGTGTGAAGTTCGTATTTGAAACAAAGAAGAAGGGTAAGTAAGATGGCTAAGAAAACTTTTACGGAAGTACAAAAAGAAGTTATGGATATTGCAAGACGCAACGAACTTGATGAGTCTCAAGCAGAATCTTTGCTGAGACGTAGACTGCGCCAAGAAGGTATCCCTTTACCAGATTACATGGCTAAAAAGCAAGAATTTAAAAAGGGTGGTACGCCTAAGAAGAAAAAAGTTCAGATGATGCGTGGCGGTATGGCTAATGGCAAGGTACACATGTATGCTGCAGGTGGTTCTGTCACAGAGAACCCCGGATTGAAAGCACTTAAAGCTAGTGGACCAAAGGGCATGGAAGCCTACAACAAAATTACAGGTAAGTAATGGCACCTCGTCCACGTAATTATAAGAAAGAGTATGCCAACTATCAAAGCAAGCCACAGCAGAAGGTAAACCGTGCTGCACGTAATCAGGCTCGTAGGACGGTTAAAAAGGCTGGTATAAACACTGCAGGTAAAGATGTAGCGCACAAGAATGGCAATCCTCGTGATAACAGGCGGGGTAACCTTACTCTTCAAAGACCTTCTCAAAACAGGTCTTTTGCTAGAACTAAGACAGCAGGTAAGCGGAACAGACGTGCATAGAGTTGAACAGGACATACGTACTTGGTCTAAGAACTTTCTTGAGATACCAAATGTAAAGTTGAATGGCTTGCCACCATGCCCCTACGCAAAACAAGCATGGGCAGAGAATAAAGTAACCTTCAGTATCAATACAGGTATCACGGGTCTTGTGAACTCTGTACGTTACTTTGATACACACGACTACGACATTGTTGTGTGGGCTAGTGAATACATGCCAGACATGGAGTACCTAGATGGTCTGTGTGATGGCATGAATGAATTGATGCCCATTGCTGGCATTGATATGCACCTGATGGTGTTTCACCCAGACTATGACGCTGAGAAGGCTGGTCTGGACTTTCTCATTGAAGATGGGGTAGTTGATGATTCCCTGACATACTGCATGGTATTTGTGCAGAGATTATCAGTGTTGGATGATGCAGCATTGAGTTTAGAAAAGAGTGGCTACTACTTGAAGTTTCCTGTAGAAGTATTTCACTCGTTAGTTATAGACAGACGGAGATTAAGAAATGGCTGAGAAAAAAGATCCAGTTGCTGGTATGAGTAAGGCACAAATTCTCAAAGAATTTAGTCCTAAAATTATAAGACAATTTGGTGAAGATGAACTTAAATTTATAAAGGATGAATCTAGTGGTCCGGGTGGTGTTGACAGGCTACGCAGTTATGTCCGTGATTATTTTTATGCTAAAGGCGGTTCTGTTACAAAGAAGAAAATGATGCGTGGTGGTGGTATGCTTAAGGCCGCTGGCAAAAAGAAAATGATGCGTGGTGGAGTTGCCAAGAAGAAAATGCGTGGCGGTGGCATGGCTAAGATGGCAGCTAAGAAAAAAATGATGCGCGGTGGAATGGCTAAGAAGAAGAAGTAATGCCAGTACTACAATCAGGTTCAAAGTTCCGTACCGAAGTCGTGTCGTTGTCCACAACGAACAAGACGAATGTGTACACCGTACCTGCAAACTTTTCTTCACACTTGGAGAACTTGTTTGTAAGTAATAACCACACAGGTAACGTGACTTTGAGCCTACATTTTTTTCATGCAGATGATAATACAGAGTATGACTTGTTGACTGCTCACAATATTTCAGGTGGTTCCTATGAGTCTATCTTTACTGTAGACAGACCACTGTATCTACATGCAGGTGATATTATCAAATGCACAGCAGGTACAGCTAGTAAGCTAGTTGTTACTACTGCATGTGAAGAATTTTTTGACCCAGCGAGATAGGAGACAGGAGATGCCACGTGTCACTAAAAAACCAGCCGCTAAAAAGAAAGCCACACCGACTTCAGCGAAAGCGAAACAGACTAGAACGGTTAAACTTGCGGCGGGTGGTGCGCCAAAGAGCAAAAGCAGAGTTAATGAAGCTGGCAACTATACTAAGCCCGGAATGAGGAAGCAACAGTTTAATCGCATTAAGGCTGGTGGCAAAGGTGGCGCACCCGGTCAGTGGTCAGCACGTAAAGCCCAGATGCTTGCCAAGGCTTACAAGTCAGCAGGTGGAGGTTACAAGTCGTGAAGTGGAACATGTATTTTTACTTCTTGTATTTGTAGGCATTGGAGAAGAAAAGAAACTAGAGAGCAAAGACTTATTCTTTAGGGATTTGCAAGAGTGTGTCTGGTACGCACAGACATTACATAAACAAGGGAATTTAGTTACAGCATACTGCCTTCCTAAATACGTTAACCCCGGCAACGTAAGGATATATTAATGGACCCGATTAGTGCAATGGCAACCGCTTCTGCGGCGTTTGGTGCTATCAAGAAAGGCTTTCAAATAGGCCGTGACATTGAGTCTATGGC